CTACTGATTTGCCGTGTTTCGCGTGGGAATATTATATATTTTGGTACCATCCTGGTACCGGTAGCTTGTTAATCTTGAAAGTAATTCAGCATGTTTTTTTATCCGGGCTACCCGGTAATGCTCCCAAGTTGTTTTGGGATCAGTGTGACCGGAAAGTGTGTGGATTAAATCAAAATAGACACCTGTAAGATCGGGATCGATGATATTTATCAGGGTGGTTATAGTGGTTTTCCGTAAAAGTTTAATGGGGTAATGTTCATTCCCGGTTTTTTCCAGTGCTCTTTTCCAAAAACGGAACTGATCTGTATTGGTGAAAGGGAATATTTTGCCTTTCCGGGGTGGGAATGAAAGAAGAAAATTTTCTAAATCTTTATAGAGTGGGAAAAAGTGCTCCGTATTAGTTTTAACGTATCTCATTACTATATGTTTCTGACTAAAGAAAACGTCTTCCCAACGAATATGGCAAACTTCAATAGGGTGGACTGAGGTAAAAAGCATAAAGAGTATTGCACGGTATTGCCATAAATCTTTATTCTCCAGATAATCCAGAACATCGTTAATTACATTTTCCGGCACATCAATATGAACTCTTTTCTGATAAATCAGATTGTAGTTTTTGTTTTTCAATACCGGGCTTTTGGTTATATAATCCATTTCAACAAGCCAATTAAAAAACATCCTGATCTGGCGTAAGTAATTATTTATTGTATTAACAGAAAGTTGTTCGGGTGTTTTATCTTCGGTGTTTAACGGATTGCCCCTGTATGATTTTATGTTACGAAGAAAATTCACAAAATCTTGTATGTCTTTTTTTGTTATTGTTTGTATTGATTTCCCCTTACCAAAATAATGCTCAAAATACTTGTAGCCTTGTTGAAATGCCGATATGGTTTTAGGGCGAAGATGAGATTTGCTTTTAATAAATTGTTCCCAGGTTAATGAAAGGGGGTGGCGTTGTGCTGATATTATAGCTGAATTGGGGTATTTTTCAACAAGTTTTTCATTTTCAATTATATCTTCAGCAATTTTAATGGCTTTACCCCAATCACCTCTACCTTTCGCCTCAATAGCGTTTTTATATTTGCCGGCAGATAACGGGTTAAGTGTTTTCACCTGCCATTTGCCCCCGGCAGTTTTGAATTTTAGGTATAATATTCCCCGTTTGGGGTATATTGAATAAAATTTCATAATTTAACCGTACTAACTTATTTCTTTTTTTAATAGATAATTTATTAACAACAACCCCAAAAAGTAAAAAACTATGTCATTTGTATCGCTTGTGGAACTATTTAAGAAATGGGTAATAATAAATTCAAAGAGTACGGACAAAGCTAAAAAAGCAATAAACATCCACGAGAAAGGCAAATTGAAATTTTCGTCATTTCTTACAATTCTAAAGTATAGGGATATTAAAGGAATAATTACAGGGAATAACAATAGGTCGTCCAAATAAGAGTAAAGTAGTTGAATCTTTAACCCTAATTTTTCAATGATTTGATTCACAATAAAAAGAATTGCAAACGGAACCCATACATTGATTAAACGCCTGTTATTACCATTATTAAAGCAATTATCCCCAAGATGACTAAAAAAGTTACAAGTCCGTTTTTTTCTTGTTTCACATAAACAACGGACTCTTTTTCAACTTCCGGCTCAGAATTTTTTTTTAATTCATCATCCAAGAATTCACCACAATGTTTACATTTTTTAGCTGCAACTAATATCTCTTCGGCACAATAAGGGCATTCTTTTGTCAATTTCTACCTCCAAACGATAAGTTAATTATCTTTATTTTTTGACCAGGTTATCAAGTTTTTTGTTTATCTCTTCGAGGTTGTGGATGATCTCAGAAATGCCAAAGTACCAAGCAAACAGGTATCTCCCGGCGAAAATTATAATAATAGCAGCAATTATATACCACATTAAATAATCCAAAATGCCCTCCGGATTAGTTATTATTTATTTGATTGATCAATAGATTGCGATAATTTTTTGTTTAATCTCTTAATCTCATCGATATACTCTTTTTCTTTTACTTCCATAAACTTTATGGTTGCTTCCAGTTGCCCTATTTTTGCTTTCATACCATCAACTGATTCTGGGACAACAAAGTTAATAGAATAGTGGCTGCCGTGTTCACGAACGACACCAACCATCTTGCCGGATTCGCTGCCATATAATAACCAACCAATATCGCACCCAACCTCTTTTAATTTATCCAAGAGTTTAGCACCCGGTTTGCTTCTCCCATTAGTATATTGGCTTAAACTATTTGGTGCTAGGTTTAATTTTCTTTCGAGAGCTGCGACCGAAGCAAAGTTGCTTTTTGCAAATTCTTTTAACCTTTCCCCTATTTCAGAAACATTATCCATAATATTATATGTATTTTATACTTGACAACTATGTAATAATAATGTAAGTTTACATAGTAAGATGTAAATCAATGTAAAACTATTAACAAAGTAAGTGGTAAAAACAATGTATCAATATAATTATGCTGAAATAAGAAAGCAAGTTGAATCCGGAAAAGTACTTGACCCGATGGAAGTATATACCAGAGGTATTAAAGTATTCAACAAAATGACCGGCTTAAATGCCTTCCTCGCAAAAAAGCTTGGAGTATCTCGTGCTTCAATTGGCAATGCCTTTAAGGGTAATGCCCCGCGTTTATTAAATGAAATAAATGAAACTATCATCGCTGAAGATACACCAGTTAGTGAAAAAAAAGCCAGTTAAGTAAAATTTTGTTTCCGGGAGTAATATAATGGAAGATGGGAAAAAAGACAGCAAAAAACCGGCAGGTAACCAGCAGGAAATTGACTATTTGGAGTTAGCCCATGATTGTGTTCTAGAATTTGAGCATAAAATAAGGATGCAAGGATTAAGGACATTTAATGTTTGGAAACATCTTGAAAGCGAACTTGACAGGATCTGGAAAAGTGAATACCGCCAACCTCCACGAGCAGCGACAATCGCAAGCTGGTTTGAAAAGGACCCGATAACAAAGAGTAAAATGGGCGCCGATGATTTGATGATGATTTGCGAAATCATCAATGATGCGCGTCCTCTAGTTGCATTTTATCGCGAGGGTATGCGAAGATTACCAGAAGAAGCAATAGAGAAAGCAGATGACGTGATAAAAGTCACCGATGATTTGATAAATTCACTATACCGTGAATCAATAAAGTTAAATACAGAGAGCAGCCAGGTTGGCCAGAGTTTGGAAATTGCTCTAGCTAATGATAAAATAATTGATGCGGGGGAGTGGCGGGCAATAAAAAAAGAGATAGAAGAAACGAGGGCTCAGCTTGACCGGATAGAACGCATGGCGAATAAATACCGTGGGTGGACAGATGGAGAATAAGGTTGTTGCAGATCGGCTAAAGCAATTTGCAAAGTTAAGATTTGGCTCAATAGCAAATCTTGAACGTGGAATGAATATGTCTGTTAGATCTTTATCCCAATATGTAGCCGGGAATAGTAAACCGGGAGCTGTGCTAATAGAACGTCTTAAAAACGTTGGATGTGATGTTGAATGGCTGTTGTTTGGAGATAAACCAGACGGAGTTGTTGGTGAAAGTATTAGCAGCTATCCCGAGACCAGTGATGTCTTAGAAAAGGCTTTACGTGTCTTGATGATGGAGTGGCGGGCAATAAAAAAAGAGATAGAAGAAACGAGGGCGCAGCTAAACCGGATAGAACGCATGGTAAATAAAAACTACGGGGGCACAGATGAAGACTGACAGATTAAAGTTCATTAGTGACATGCCCACAGCTCAGTCTCTTGAAGCTGAGAGGGAAGCAGCTGCTTTGCAGATATACGTTGATACTGATGCGATTGTTGAAAAGGCTTTACGTGCCTTAATGATGGAGGGGAAGTTTAAGTTGCTTTACACCTATACCGAAGCATCGGAACCGTATTTACTTGATTGTTCGCGTGACGCAATACCTACCTTAATTGAAAAACATGGATTGGGTTATTTCCAAAACCCCAAATTACCGGCTTTATCACAGAAGAATAAAAAAATTCCTGTTTGGGAGATAGTGCGTTTCATAATAAATAATACCAGGTATAAAAATACAAAAAAGGCGGGGTAAGCAATGCTGAATTTAATAATTGCACTAATAATAGGCTTTGTTGCGGTTTTTATAATCTTGTGGGTCCTGGGATCTGCTATGAAAAGATCATGGGAAGCTGATGAAAAAGCGAGAGAACGGAAGGATTATCATTTTTCAGGTATTTTTTTACAAGGATTTGATGAATATCCAGATTAAGGTAAATCAATTCTATTTATTACGAGAGTATAAGATAACATGGTTGCAGGGGTTATGGGAAATATTAGAGAAATCAATCAAAAGAGTAAATATTACAATTACAATGATGCTGATCTTATTAAAGCTGAGATTGAAGTTTTTCTTGAGTGCAATAATTGCCACGGTTCGGGGAAAGTAGTTCCGCAGGAATTGAAGGAATTTCGAAAAGAATGGGAAAATAGGATAATCCCTCAAGAAGTGATCGATAAATTCAGGGGAAAGTACTTGTACAGCCCCCTGACTAATTATAAAGAAAATTGTCTGGAATGTAATGGTGAAAAAAAAGTTAAAAGCAAAATCGGGCTCAAAAAAATACTCGGTGAGATCGCCGTTTCAAAAGGTGATGTATGCCGGTGCTCCTTACAAGATAATATTAAGCACTGACTATAATATCACTTTGCAAAGAATGGATAACGAAGATTGCAAAATAATTGCACCGCGAGACTCTCACATGCTATCACCATACAGGGATAGTGATGGTACGTGAACTTAAAATGCTTTTGCCGGAATTGGTGCTGCTTGAAGAAAGTAAATTTATTGGTAAGCATTATTACGAAGATATAAAATCGAGATTTATAGCGCCGGTAGCTTATTGCACAGGGTATTACGAAGAAGAATATAACGGGAGTAAGGGATATTATCTTCATTTTTTATTCGAGCAAAAATCATTCTTAGTTTATACTCCAAGATATCCTGTACTAGAGAAATGTTTAGGTGTTTATAAACCCAAGTATCGGAGTAAACACCAACCAAACGAAGCATATTTCGCTTTAATGCTGGTGTTAATGATAGTTGATCAAAAGAGTTTCACCGAACTAATCACTTATAACCTGTTTGCTGAACAGGTATATAGAAATAATTATAAACATTTAATGGAGGCCGTACGTGGCAAACAGGGATTCGAACAACCGGAAATTCAAAGTTGTTTATTCGTCAATTAGAGACGTGCAGAAGGGTAGAATAATAAATGCCCGCAAACTTCACAGAGTTACCACATCTGACCAGCAGTCAAAAATAATCCGGGGCATAGGCTATATAGTTGACCGAAATATGAATGTTTTAGCAAGGCTGGAACCATCTAGATAGAAATATTAACAATAATAAAGGAGAAAAAAGTGGATGAAAAAGTAAGGAAGCTGGCTGTATGGGAGCTTCAGAAGGGTAATCTTGCTCGTGATTTACAACAGGCTTTTGAAGAGTGTTGTAAAGTAGCGTATCAAAAAAGAGGAACTACAACTCTTGAATTAAAAATAGAGATAGAGCCTCCAGCTGATCCGCAACGAGAAAACACCGGAAGAATATTTCATTCAATAAAGAAAAAATATCCGGTAGAAAAATCACTTAAATATTACTCAAGATTTGATTCATCGGGGTTTGTTACTGAATCAGCTGCCAAGATGATTGACCTTGACCAGTATGACCTGGATTTGAAAATACCAGGTGTTGAATTACATCAAATAAATGGAGGTAAATAATGGATAAAGAAGGATTTGTAATAAACGTAACCGCAGAACCGGGGAAACCGATATTACTCGGCAACGAGATAATATCTCTGGAAGATACGACTACCGATACTTTTAAGGCTGTAAGTCGTGATAGTTTAGTTGATTACATAAAGGCATTGAAAAAACGTGAGGGGCATGAAAAAGGGTACAATGTTTTTGTTGAACTTGGACTTGGTTCTCTTGCAGCCTTGATTGAAGTATATGAAGACAAAAAATCAATCCACAGTTCGAATAAGGTGGCGATATACGGGATAGATTACCATCCGGCAATTTTAGAGGTACTCGGGCTTAAAGGTGTTAAAATGAATCTTAAATCATTTGCAGATTTTTTGCGAAGATTAAAAAGCTACGGAGCAGATAATTCATGTTTGGATTTGCTAAGTGATTTAGACAATTTGAAGGTAAATAAGGTTGTAAGTATTGAAAACCATCGCAACAGCAAGGGCGATTTTAATTATAGCGTGAAATCGGAAAACCAATCGCCACAGGATTACCAGTTCCCCAATGAAGTAAGTTTCCGGTTGCCGCTGTATAAAGGCTTTGATAATTGTAACGTGTTATTAAAGTTTGATTTAATGTTTGATTGGCACAAGTTGGAAAGCATAATTGAAATGCAATTCCAGTTTGAGAATTTCGGGATTGATGATTTAATTTATCAACGTCATATTGAAGTATTGGGTGCCTCGTTTGGTGATGTTGGGAATGTTTATTTCGGCGCCCTCAAGTTGTACAAATCAACGAATAGAGAATTGTTATATGTAAATGATCTTAAGATTTCTACCCGATGAACGAGTGGAAATACATAAACGACCTTGTACCAATAATGGACCTTGTAATACGCACAGGTTATAAGGTCCATTCCGGAAATATGGTTTCTTCACCATTCAGGGATGAAAAAATACCATCGGTAAAAATAAACATTGATACAAATACCTGGCATGATTTCGGGGGAACCGGTGATCATGGCGGTCCTATTGATTGGTGGATGGCCGTTTATGGATTAAACAACGCTGATGCATTAAAAGATTTGCAAAAGCTTTATAATGTTATCCCGGGAGATGTGAATCGAACAGCAGTAAAACCAATCGTACGCCAATCAGTTACACCTTTTGATGCAATGAGCGAAGAAGAGAAGTATTATTATTACGAGCGTCTTGGTATCCTAAGTGATTCCGGCGATGCTACCTCAGAGCGTAAGGCTTTGGTTTTGGCGAAACAGAAAAGAATAAATAAAAATAGTGAGATTTATCATGAAATATATGATTATACACGGCATAAGCGTAATAGGTTAGCCTGGGAATATCTCACAAAGGCTAGGAAATTACCAGAAGATATACTGAATAAAAAGTTGATTACTACTGTGGATAATTATTATGAATTGAATAATCATCTAAAAAAACGTTTTGATATTGATGATTTATATCGCTCGGGACTTTTTAGCGAAAGCGGGAATTTGATTTTTTATAGTTATAGGATTTTGATTCCATATCTGCATAATAATAATATAATTTATGTCCGTGGACGCTATTTTGATGAGAAAGGTAACGATTCACCACAGGATAAGAGATATGGAAAGTATCTCGGGTTAAAAAATGATGGCTTGGGTGTGAACTCGCCTAAGAGATTTTATAACTGGGACGTCGTTAAAAGCCTTGTTAATGGTGAGCGGTTGTTCATCTTGGAGGGTGAGTTCGATGCACTTGTAGTGGAATCATTTGAGCACAATGCGATAGCAGTTCCTGGTGTAAATAATTTGCCCGGAGTTAAGTATGATAAAAAAAATAAGAAATATATTGTTGTTACTACAGAGTTAAAGCTTATCAGACAGTTGTTAAGGTTAAGTATTACGGTGTGTGCGGATAATGATGATGCCGGGAATCATCTGGTAGAGCAGTTCAAAGTTTTGTTTGCCCATTTTGATAGAACATTCAAAGTGAAAACATTAAAAGAAAAGGATGCAAATAAATTATTGGAAGTCTATGGCTAAGGGTAAAGCAAAAGAAAAATTCGATGAGTCCGATGAAAAAGAAGTTGTGCCTAAAAAGGAATTCAGGAAATCATCAAAGAATAATTTGATCGATGCGATAAGTTATATCAGTAATAATTATGAACTTAGATTCAATGAAATTACCAAGTGGGTTGAGGCAAAAACAAAGGATGGTTATGGTAAGATTGAACAGCGGGAATTTGATAATTTACTGATAGAGCTTGAATTAAATGACTGTTCACTTGGGAAAGACAGATTTGGCAGCTTGCTGGGGAGTAAATTCGTGTCAACGGGTTATAACCCTATAAGTGATTTTATTGGTAGTTTACCAAAGTGGGATGGTAAGGACAGGATACCGGAGTTTTTGAAGCGAATCGAATTACATGATGAGTCTGAACGGGAGTTGCTTGTTTGGTCATTCAAGAAATGGTTCGTCGCCATGATGGGGAGTATTTTGGACGTTCATGTGATAAACCATACTGCATTTATTTTGCAAAGTTTTGAACATGGAGTTGGTAAGTCAAGTTTTTTAGAAAAATTATGCCCGCCAAGTTTATACATGGACTACAATTTTGTTGGGCATTGGGACCCAAAGAACAAAGACCATTACGAGTGTCTTGGAACTAAAATACTGATAACAATGGATGATTTGGATGCTTTAAATAAGCCGGAGTTAGGTAACTTGAAATCAGTTATGACACAACCAAAAATTGAAGTACGACGTCCTTATGCACGAGCTTCAATCAAATTACCCCGCCTTGCTAGTTTACTTGGAAGCACTAATGAAAAGAATTTTTTACCTGATTACGAAAATAGACGGTTTTTACCGTTCGAAGTAAAAGGCGCTGATTTTAAGACACCAATCAGTTATGAACTTCTTTATTCACAGGCGGTTGGCATGTATAAAGAGGGCTTTCAGTTTTGGTTTGATCGTGATGAGATTAAAACCATGAATGAACATACTGATAGGTTCAGGCGCATTAGCCAGGAAGAAGAAATGATTAAGGTTAATTTTAGAGTACCAACTGATGTTGACCGCAGGCTTGGGAGTGTGTTATACTTATTTACTTCAGATATTATGCATAGTCTTGCGTCGAAAGATGAATATCGTAAATACAATGTAAACAATTCTACAACAAGGGCTTTTGGTATTGCCCTTCGTAATTTAGGTTTCAATAAAGTTAATAAGCGGGGGGTTAATGGTAAGCATAATCCACTGCCGGTTTGGGAAGTAGTGAAAATTGATAAAGACGATGCGGATAGGGTCAGAAAAGGGACTTTTGTTCCTCCGCGCTTTATCGATCAAACAGATATTATTTAATAGTGTAGTCTCTTGTAGTCACATTAAATAAACATGAGACTACAAGAATATAGCCAGTAAAGACGGCTTAAAGTGTTTTTTGTAGTCTGTAGTTTCAACAAATCGCAAAACTTATATAAATATGTTTATAGATACTATAAGATAGAGACTACAGACTACAATATAATGATAGACCAATAAACTAAAGGGTTGTAAGTGTAGTCACATAGTAAATTATAAGAGACTACAAGGGACTACAGAAGGAAGAATATACATGAGTGCACCAGTAAAAAGTTTAACCAAGATATTCAGGGATTACGAGCGTAAGAATAACAAGGTTGTTGTTAGAGCATTAAACAAAGCAGCAATCACAGCTCGTAATCAGCTGATTCAGATAATATCAAAACGTTATAATGTTACCGCAACAGAGTTACGTAAAAATATTAAAATATCAAAAGCAACGTGGAGCCATCCTGAAGTAACTTTAAGAATAAAACATGAAGATAGAAATATAAAGTATTACTCGGCGACTCAAACAAAACCGAAGAGAAGTATCAGTAAAACATCGCCATCGGGGAAAGGAAGGATTGTTCGTGGTGGTGGAGTTAAAGCTAGGATAGTAAAAGGGAAAACAAAAGAATTGTATAGGTCAAAGGATGATAAGAGAGGGAGTTTTTTACTTCCTAATACCAAATTTGCAGTTATTCGTTATGACGAAGATAAGAAAGGTCCACGAGGTGGTAAGTTAAAAGAGGTAACAGGACCTAGTATAATGCAGCTTGTTAAGATGTCAAGTATTATGGACAGAGTTGAACGGATATTCTTTGCAGCATACAATAAAAATTACGATCACGAGTCAAAAAGAGAACTCGGAGGGTGATGGGTCCTTCTTGATACCTCTAATACGAGTCCGTGAGGCGCGCATAAGATCGCTAATTTATATTAAAAAAATATATGTATTTCGTTTCGTTAACTAGTAACTGGTAAGTAATCAATGATTGTGGATATAAAAGAAGTAGCTCAATATTTTGGTAAAACCGAGAGAACTATTCAGCTTTGGGCACAAGATGGTATGCCCAAAGATGGCCGGAATCAGTATAATTTAGTTGAGTGTGCGAAGTGGCGAATTGAAATACTTGAGGAAAAAGTTAAGGATCTCGAAAGTGGGGATGATGAGTTAATGAAATATAAACGTGAAAATGAAAAGCTCATGGTCCAACAGAGGAAAGTAAAGTTGTTTAGAGAGATGAATAGGTTGGTCCCACTGAACGCAATGAAGTTAGCCTGGGAGACACAAGCTATCAATTTTATAAGAATATTGGAATCTTCTGAATTAGCACTTAAAGGAGAGTTGCGGGATTTAGTTGGCAGCGATGAAGTAGATGAGATTCTAAAAAAAGCCTTCATAAAGGTTAGGGAGTTAACGAGTAAATTGAATTTGGATATTGAGATTGAGGAAATATTAGATTGAGTGAAGAATTAACATATATCGAATTTGACCAAGAATATCTTGAAGTATTGTTGAAGAATATGAATAATGTCTTTACAAGTGGAAGAAAAGTTCTTGAGCCAATTCCAAATATAACTTTAGGGGAATACGCTGAAAAGTATATTGTGCTACCTGATACAGTTGCTGATAAATCCGGTCCGTGGTCAAACGAGTATGCGCCACATGTTCCAGGTATATTGGAACCACTACGTGAAAATAAAGTTCACGAAATAACTATAATGGGATCGTCACAGATTGCCAAAACATCTGCGTTGATTATTGCTATTGGTTATTGTATAGAATTCCAACCTGGCCCAATGCAGATAATGCAGCCAACTGAGCAAGATGCAAGAGATTTTTCAAAGGATAAACTAAGTCCGGTTATACAATCATCAACTTCATTAAGGAAAAAAGTTAAGGCAAGCAAAAAAGCCGGTAATGATTCCTCCACTTTTAGGGTGATGTTCCCTGGCGGATATTTACTTATATCAACTAGCAATAGTCCATCTGCTACCCGTCAGCGTTCCATGCGGAGAACATTTGCGGATGATATAGACGGATTCCCGGTCGGGACACCTGAAGGTGATGTTGTGACGCGTTTGGAAAAACGTACCACGACTTTCTCGGACTATTTGAACTGGCGATCATCAACTCCAACTCGGGAGCGGGAAAGCAGAATCCATGAGTATTATAAAAAATCCAGTATGGGCGAGTGGCATGTAAGATGCGAAGATTGCGATCATGAATTCCAGTTCGAACCGGAAAATCTTGTTTGGGAGAAAGATATGGATGCTTTTGGGAAAATTACTCAGCATTATCCAGAAACTGCTTTTTATGCCTGTCCAAATTGCGGTGTTGTAATAAATGAAAGTAAAAGAAAATCAATGTTGAGAGCTGGCAGGTGGGTACATAAACATCCTGAAAGAATATCTCACCAGGGTTTTTTTATCGGTGAGATATCATCGGTATTATCATCGTTTGAACGTGTTGCTTCTGAAATTATTAAGGCGGGTGATGATGAGGAAAAAATTGAAGCTTTAACAAACACGGTTTTTGGAAAGCCTTACAAAAAATCTTATGTGCAAGATTTAGATCCGTTGGAATTGTTTGATAAGGTGGAAGATTATATAGATGTAGACAACCCGTTAATTCCAAATCAAATATTAGTTGTTGGAGTATTTACAGATGTTCAGGAGCATTGGCTGGAGTCACTTGTACTTGGAATGGATGAAGATGAACGCATATATGTGCTCTGGAGTCAAAAATTTGAAGGTAATCTTAATAATGATTATGTCTGGGACCAGCATGAGATATTCATCAAGCAAAGCTGGAAGCGAAAAGACGGTATTGAGCTTAACCCCAGTATAGTATTTATTGATACGGGTTACCGCGCCGAATCTGTTGTCTATCCGAGGATTAGAGGCAGGCATGTTGAAAATATTTATGGGATTAAAGGTAGCCGAAATTATAGCGATCCGATACTTCCAAGGAGGCATAGCCTTGTGGATAAGGGGCGTACGAGGTTGCTTATTCTTGGGGTAAATAATGGTAAGCATGAACTATTTAACAGGCTCAAACTTCCCAAAGGTTCAAAAAAATCAATAATATTTTGTAAGGCATTTTGTGATGCCGAATTTATCGAGCAGGTAGTTAGCGAAGAAGCGATAAAAAAGAAATCGGGTATGATTGAATATGTTGTTTATCAGAAGAAAAAAAAGAATGCAAGAAATGAAAAGCTTGATCTCCTAAATTATGGATTAGCCGGGTTTATGTATCGTTCTCCTTTTTTGAAAAACATAAAAATTCAAATAGATAAAATTATCGCGGAGAGGAAAAAGAAGGAAGAGGATATAAAGATATATGGTATCCAACAAAAGAAAAAGAAAAAGAAATTAAAACGTTCAGGTACTTATAAGGTTATGGATTTTTAATTGAAAGTAATAAAATAAAGGAAGAGATGTAATGAGTTATTGGAGCGATGAGGAGAAGGAGTTTTTGGTTAGGAATTATAAGGATATGTGTGCCAGGGAAATTGGTGAGGCGCTGGGGCGTTCCCGAAGTTCTGTGAAGGGGATGGCGAAGAAAATGGGTGTGCGTAAGAGTGATAATTCCGGGTGTTTCAAGAAGGGGATGGTTGCATGGAATAAGGGGAAGAGTTACACGGCTGCCGGGTCTGAAAAGGGGTGGTTCCGGAAAGGGCATCTTCCTAAAAATACGAAAAGTGACGGGTATATTTCGGCACGGCGGGATACATCGGGCAGGGTTTATTTGCATATTCGTTTGGCGTTGCGGGTGTGGGTACCGTTACACAGGTATCTTTGGGAGCGCGTGAATGGGGACATCCCCTCGGGTATGGTTTTGCGGTTTAAGAATGGGGATACTTTTGATTGCAGGTTGCAGAATATGGAGTTGATCTCCCAGGCAGATAATTTAATCAGGAATTATGACAGGGAGAAAATGGCGGCGAGCCAGCGGAAGATGCGGCGTGAGTTCCGGGATTTGGATAATGACAATTATGTGGCGTGGTGTATTACCGGGGAGAAAAACAGCGCGGCTGTGGTTGCGGAGAAGTTCCCGGAGTTGGTTGAGTTAAAAAGGGTCCAGTTAAAATTAAAAAGGAGTATAAAGTATGCAAGTGAGTGAAAGGTTACAGCAGCTCGAGGGGAAAACGTGGATGTATAATACTGTTTTGCACAGTGTTGCGAAGACGCGTGTGACGGAGACGGGGTTTGACGTTGTATCTGACAAGGGGTTTATGAGTTTCAAGTTGGGTGAGGTTGACAGGGTTATGAAGGAATTCCTGCCGGTTGCGGATGAAACGGAGAGGGGCGTGGTGTTAACGGGGGAGGTATTCCCGGTTCATTCGGTGGTGGGGACTATCATGGAGGGGATAGAGAAGTTGAAACAGGATAAGGATTTTATTCCGCAAGCGGAAGCGATTAACAGGTCGGCGCAAACGATTATTAACCTGGCAAAGGTGCTTGTTGATGTTAAGAAGTTGAGGAAGGGGTAGGTGAAATGGAAGGTACTATTGTTGCAGTAAATAAAGCAAAAGTTTATACCATTCATAAAGGTGGTGAGTGGGCTAGAATAACTATTGAGGAATGGGATGGCGGCGGTTCGTTTCAATGTACATCCAGTTTTGGAAATTATAATTATATATGGGGCTCAATAGGGGATATAACTCTTCGTGAATTCTTATGTAGTCTTGATTATGGTTATTTTTATGGTAAGACTAGCAGCAATACAACCAGCGGGCAGAGGTTTTCGGTTGAAAAGACTGTCGCAGTGATGAAAGAAGATGTTTTGGGTTCACGTCGGAATGATGGAATAACAGAGACGGCTGCCAGAGAATATTTCAATGAGTTGAACGAGTTACTTGACCATGATGTGAAAAGCGAGTTTTATTCAGAGTTATTTAGAACAGAATTATTTGGTGAATTTTATTTGGGAGACTATTCCTCTGTTTATGAACAGTTTGAAAATGACCCGCAATGTAATGGATTCTGGACTGTGCTATGGCAAGATATGTGCGAATTCTGGAAAAGCGAGTTACAAAAGGAGCGGCCTTTGGAAAGTGGCGAGGTTTATAAAAAGAATAGGGGGAATGGTTAGATGAAGGTACTCTGGACGATTCTTTATGGGATAGCGTTAATAGCAATTGCTGTAGTGGCAGGGATGATGGGTGCTATCGGGTTAACTTTTAAGTTAGTTGCAACCGGTATTGCGGCATTTATTGCCTTGGGGGTGGCTTATCGTAAAGTGTTTAATAATAAAAAGAAATAGGAAAGGGGTAGGTCCCGGGTTGGCGGGTTTGTTATACGGATGTAAAAAACAGGAGAAAATATGATTTGCCCAGAATGTAATATTGATTTAGCCTGCCCCTGTGAATCATGCAAGGGTTGGGAAAATAATAAGCCAAAATGGATTTCGAAGGATCACAACGGGATTCATATTATGAAATGCCCTGTATGTGGATTCTGGCATACAGAAGAGTATTGGATGGATTTTATGTGTCATGGAAAAATACAGGCGGATATTATGTGGGATTGTCAAAAGGATATTCCTGAATATAAACAAATAGCAAATGAGCATCTCGCCAAGTATCCTGAAGTAGTTGACAAAGAGCAATTAAGACTCGATGCAAAAGAATGGGTTAAATAAATTAAATCCGTATAACTAAGCAAGCATAAACCGCACCGTCGGTTTGATGCAGTTGTTATACGGATGTTAAAAATAAGAGAGGATTTATGGATTTAGATACATTAACAGTAATCATAAATGCAGTATTGGTATTGGCTAATCTTGGATTTGGTGCATGGTTAATATGGAACGAGAACAGGAGATGAAATGAAATGCCCTAAATGCCAAACATACTTGGAATGCCCATGTAACAGTTGCAAGAATAGACTTAGCAAATCAGATGTAACGTGGGAATGGATTCAGGACGGTAAGTGGGAATTTATAAAGTGCCCTGTATGCGGTTATTTTAACACCGAGGAGGGTTGGGATAATATTATGATTCAGAATAACGAAAATAATATAAAAGAAACTTTTATAGAAACTAAATCCGTATAACTGAGCAAGCATAAACCGATTTGCTTGCAAATTCGGTTTATGCAGTTGTTATACGGATTAAAAATAAATCAAAATTAAACAACGAGGATAAAATGGATGAGCAAGAAAAACTTGAAAAAGCAGTAGACGCATTCGCTGAAAAAATGAAAAAAAGACTATTCCAAAAAATGGATGAGGGGTTCACGGGTTGGGACAATTTGAAACGTGAATATGATGTAGCAGTTAAAATGACATTAAAAGCTCAAGATGTTGCTCAAGAGTCATCAGATAACCCACATAAAGACTTAGTGGATATAGCAAATTTTGCCATGATGCTCGATCGTGACCCCGATGCCCCATATTTAAGATTTGGGAAACCTTAATCCGTATAACGTGACGATGCATAAACTGCCGAGCAAACGAATATAACAATGCGAAGGATAAAAATGAAACACGATAATAAAAATGATTTGGTAACTGAAAGCGAAGGTCAGTTTGATGCGTTTGTTAGGCATACGCATTGTGAGCTTGTCGAAATTGGCTACAAATGGGTGTTAAAAAAGTGTGGTTTTGCATTCAAAGAACTTAATGTATTAAATAAATCTGGTGAAATACCTGATGTAATAGGCTTTAATTCAGACGGTTCATTTCTTCTCGAAGCGAAGGCAAGCCGCAGCGATTATTTGAAAGATAAAAATAAATTATTTCGTCAGATGCCAGAATTGGGAATGGGTGATTGGCGTTTTTACATTGCGCCCCGTGGTTTGATAAGTAAAGACGAATTACCTGAAAACTGGGGTTTGATTGAAGTTAACGAAAAGGGCAAAGCTTTTACAACTTATAACCCATTTGGGCAAGGCAATATATACTATCTATGGAAACGTTGTAAAAAAAGCGTGAATGATGAAAGACAAATGATGTATTCAGCGTTGCGGCGGCTCCACGTAAGAAACAGATTGCCAGAAATTTATGAGAAAAAATAGTATGCCTAACGTGACGATGCATAACCCGTGAGTCGGGTTGATGCGTTTGTTATACGGAAAAATAAAATGGAGAAAAAGTAATGTGTCGAAAATATTATAGAGATTGCTCAAAATGTGGCAGGACAGTGCATTTGAATGATTCTTGTGTATGCGGTGGCGAACCTTGGGGTAAAGATTCAGTTGAATCATTCAGATTGACATATTTGAGGTGGTCGATACCTAAAAATAAGCAACAAGTGGAAGAACTCAACAATCAGATCATAAAGAATTCTGCTGAATTAGAAGAAATGGAAAGTGAGCTTTCCGTATAACTGAACAGAGGTAAGCCGACGGAGTTCGGCTTGACCGGGTTGTTATACAGATTTTGGGCGTAAATTATTTAATAAAATAGGAGATACAAAAATGAAGTGTGGTTGTATTAAAAGACTTGAAACAGAGATGAAAGAAGCGTTTACAAAAAACCAACGATTCAATAAACCTGTAAAAAGTGTGAGTATCGAATCAGCAATCATGTTTGGGGAGCAACTGACTCAAAAGACTTATAGCAATGTTGATATTGAATTAGAAGGACAAAAGAAAATAATTACTCAAAAAATTACTCATAGCTTTTGCCCATTTTGTGGGACTAAAATTGAGGACGAGAAAAAAGAATCAAAGGTAGCCCAAAATACTGTATAACGTGACGGTGCATCAGCGGTTAATCCGCTGGATGCGTTTGTTATAAAGAAAACCAAACATTGAGGAGAAAATGGAAGATTACGAAATATCAGATTATGAATGCCCAAAATGTGGTTCTCCAATCCATACCCGTGATTGCGACAACTGCGATGATGGTATGGTATCATATTATGACGAAGACCCACTTATGTTTGACCCAGATGAGTACCACGAATGTACTGAATGTAGTGGAGCAGGTTTCTTCTTCTGGTGTCCCAATGAAAAATGTGATATTACGGAAGAAGAGTTGAAAAGAACTATAACACAAGAATTTGAAAATCAGTTTAACAGGAATACAGAAGAATAATTTTCTTTATAACTGAACAGAGTTCACCGGATTGCGGAAATAGAAATTATAATAATTAGGAGATTGAATAAATGAATACTGACAGGATAAAAGAGATACAGGATAAAACTGGGTACCCAAATAACAGGACGATACAGCAAGCACTGCTACAAGTATGGAACGAAACCGCCCAAGAGTACCGCAATTCCGGTGGAACGGGTTGTTATACCAGCGAAGCGGTGCAGGTTTGTGAAGGATGGCAACAAAACCACCCTGAACCGCTAAAAGACGAGGGACATTACGATATAATATTAGATGACGGCATTATAAAGAAAGATGTGGAATACTGGGCTTTTGGTAATGGATTTGACCCTTGCAAAAAGCACGAGAGCAAAACGGGTGGTCATTATGTCAACTACCCACTTGAATATGTTAAATACTATAGGTTGAACAAACCTGAGGTATAACAAGGTGATATATAGAATAATTCTATATATCACTTTTGGGGTTAGTTGGTAAGTGGTTGTAAAATAATAGGTTATGAAAAAGTTTTCAGTATATCACATTTTGGGGAGGGAATGGAGGATGTTCCATGAATAGGCGTGAACGGTTGGAAAAGGCAAAGCAGAATAGTCCACATATTATTGCGGCTCTGGCTGAACAGTATGGTTTTTTGGATCAGAGAAAATATAGGGATTATTGTATCCGGGAAGAGTTCTATAAATTACGTGAATCTGAGGACAAGCAAACGATTGAAGATGTTGAGCAAATACTCGGGGAAAAATTTTCCCTGGGCGTTGACTCAATTCATAAAATAGTTTATGGAAGTTAAGGAGAAAGGAGGTCTAATTTGAGAGAATAAAAGGCTGATGAAAAAAAGGAACAGGAATTGGAAGCAGCTAGCCGGGGGACCGGCTAGCACTTAATAGTGTAAAAAAAAGTCACTCGTAAAAAACCGCAACGCAAGTAATAGCAAGGGGCAACCGCTAAATATTCTTTATTTAAGTTAAAAACAAATAACTAACATTACACCGTCCACTTTCACATCTTTGTGCTAAATTCTAACTATGGTGATAAGTGTACAACATCTCTCAATATAGGTTTTACCAAGGATCAAAATGGATATGGACAGAAACTTTACCAGAATATTCAGATGCTGATTATTCAATTGAGGTGATAATGAAATTGGGCAGTAATACTGCTATAGTGGTTGCCGGTGACAAAGATGGTGACACTTTTACTTTTCAAAAACCAAAATCAGAAACCGAGCTTTTAACACCCGGTAGTTATCGTTATCAAATGCTTGCAGAGTATGACGATGAGTACACGGAGATAACTTCCGGATACTTAAAAATTGAACCATTGTTGAGTCTGTCAGGAGATGTGCAGACTCATAACGAGAAAGTGCTGGAATCCATCACGGCAGTGCTTGAAAAGAGGGCAACCAGAGAGCAGGAAAGCACAAAGTTATTTAACGGGAACGAAGTATCGTTGTTGTCAATTGCTGAATTAACAAGAATGAAGCGGTATTATGAGAAGCTTGTTATGAAGGAAAGGCGCGGGCTTTCAGGCAAAAAGCGAATTCCCAGATTATTGGAGCGTTATTGATGGGATTCGCGAGAACTTTAGACATATTGAGCACGCCTACAAAAGGAATTATTCCTTTAACTGAAAAGAGAACTACGACAAAAGTAAAAAAACGGAGTTTTATAGCTGCCGATCGAAGCCGTTTATCCAGTTCGTGGGTTACCGGTTATAAGAATATAAATGCAGATATAAGAGCCGGACGGCGGATATTGATGGCTAGAGCTCGTGATCTGGTGATAAATGATACTTATGCTTCGAAAGCTGTATCAATGATTGATAAAAATGTGTTGGGGCCGTCCGGTTTTACCCATCGAAATAAAGCGTTTAACCTAATTAAAAAGGATGGCAAGTACGAGCGTGAATATCAACAGGATATAAATTACACGATCAACGAATTGTGGAAAGATTTTTGCAAACCGGATAATTGTTTTCTTGATGAGCAGCGTTCATTTAATGAAAATTTATCGGCAATACTAAAAACCATCGTAACAGATGGCGAAATGTTTATTGTAGAAAATTATACCGGCAAATATGGCTACCAGTTGCAAGGTGTTCCCTCGGCTTATTGCGATGAAATGTTTAACAAGGTTCTTGGTAATGGGAACCAGGTGGTGATGGGTATAGAGTATAATAAAGTTTGGAAACCCGTTGCTTATTATTTTAAGAAAGTAACAAGTTCTGATCAGCTATACAACACAGATATAAAAGACTACATTAGAATTCCAGCCGATCGAGTGTACCATTTGTACCGTCAAAATTTTGTTGGACAATTACGTGGAATAAGCTGGTTTGCTCCTTCTGCTTACAGATTAAATATTTATAAAAGTTACGAAGAAGCGGTTCTCATAAATAGCCGAAGTGCAGCGATGAAAACCGCCGTGCTTAAACCTAAAGAAGGGGTTATGGGTGAGACGTTACAAAACCCAGATGTAGCTTCTGATTATGAAGGCGAAGAAAATGAGGACGGAGATATTGTAAGGGATATTTCACCCGGTGAAGTATATGTAGTACCGGATGGATATGATTTTACATCGTTTGACCCGACATTCCCGCAAGCTGAAATGGGATCGTTCAGTAAATTAATATTAAGAGGGTTTTCTTCAGGGTTTGATTTGGACTACCCAACATTGTCAAGCGATCATGCGGATGTAAATTATACATCTTCAAGATCGGCCTTGCTTGATACCCGCTTAACGTATAAAAAGATACAAACTTACCTTGATGATCATCTTCTCACGCCGGTGCGTAGGAAATGGTTTGAGTATGCAGCCTTAAAAAATAAAATAGATATAAAAGTTAAAGACATGGACTCTCTCAATAAACCCGAATTTTTTGGATACAGGGGGGAATGGGTAGATCAATATAAAGAAAATAATGCAGATGCCCTGGCATTAGAAAAAGGTCTTGAGACTCATACTCAAATATTGGGGAAAAGAGGGTATAATTTTGAGGAATTTATCGAGCAGGTTAAATATGAAAAAGAAACATTAGCTGAAGCGGGTATAGTGTTTAGCCCAATGCCGGTTCAACCGATATTGATAGATGATCAAGAAGGAAAAAAAGGAGCGAAAACGAATGCGTAAATTTGAAGGAATATATTCCCGGTCGGCAGTAGTAATCCGCGAAGGGAATAAGGGTATAAATGAGGAAGAGAGAAGTATAGGGAATATTGTAGCGACTGAAGATCCTACTGTTGTATTTGATTGGGCAAGATGGGAACCTATTCGTGAAATTCTTCTCATGTCCGGGGTTGAATTACCGGAATCGAAACAAATACCATTGTTACGAAATCACAGCCGATGGAGTGATGAGGATGTTGTTGGCTCAACTCGTAATCTTACAGTTGAAGGTGACATACTTACCGGCAGAAATTTCATCTCTGAGGTTGAGGCTAACTTATGGACGAAAATAAGGGAAGGGCATGTAACCGATACCAGCGTAGGTTACAGGACATATAGTGAGCATAGCATAAGACTTGCCCCCGGAGAAGAAACAAATATTGATGGTAAAGTTTACCGAAATGATTATGCCGATGGTATGGACCTGATTATCAGGAAAAAATGGAAACCGATGGAAGACTCGGTTACGCCAATCGGTGCCGACCAAAGATCGAAAATGAGAAGTGAATTGAACCCTTCAGAAGATGTTCTAAAAAAAATTGAACTTATTGAAGCAGGGCTTGCAGAGCAAAATAAAAGATTAAGTGACGTCACGATAACTATCAAGGAGAGAAGTGAGATGAAACCAACTGAAAAGAATGCAGAGGATGCAGTTCGCGAAGAACGTGAACGTGTCTCGGAAATCGAAGAATGGGGTAAAAGATTCGGCAACAGCATCCCCAAGGTGGATGAATTGATTTCAGAAGCGCGTTCATCAGGAATAAGCGTTCTGGAATTCAAGGAAAGATGCTGGGAAAGAATGGATAAAAGTAAACCGGTTGAAACACCAGCAACGGACTTGGATTTAACCGGTAAGGAAATGGACGATTATTCGCCTTTGCGGATGATTCAATCAATCATTTCAGGGAAACGGGAAGAAGCCGGTATTGAACGCGAGTATGACACAGCGGTAAGAGAAGTTCTTAAAGTTGCTCCGCGAAAAGACAGCTTTTTTATTCACCCAAAAGTATTTAACAGATTCGCTGCCAGAATATTAAACCAAAGGACAATGAAGACAAGCGGATCAACCACTGGTGCCGCTCTTGTTGGGGTTGAGCACATGGAGGACGGATTTATTGAATATCTTCGTGCCGCATCAGTTCTGGGTGAAGCTGGTATCACAATTCTATCGGGTTTGAAATCTGATATATCTTTGCCTGTACAGACCAGCGAAGGTGGATTTGCATGGGGTGAAGAAGGTGATGCCGGATCTGCATCCGATATGAATTTCACAAACAAAACAGCTTCCCCAAAATTTGGACGCGGTCAAAGAAAGTATACAAAAACAATGATGTTGCAATCTGCTCCTTCCATTGAACTTCTTGTAATGAAAGATTTGCTAGGGAAAGCAAGAAATGGTGTTGAAACCGCACTTTTACACGGTACAGGTGCAGACAACCAGCCACAGGGGTTAGCAAATACGTCTGGCGTTGGGAGTGTTAATATCAGCTCCTTAACTTGGAATAAAATTGTAGAATTTGAAACTGACATTGAAACCGCAGACGCGGATATCAGCACAATGCAATGGGTAACAACTCCGGGGATAAAAGGGGCATTAAAAACAACACCAATTGTTGACGGTTATCCGATGTTTATCATGAATAATGGTGAAGTAAACGGTTACCCGCTAAAATCCACAAACAATGTTAGTGCTCATCACCTATTCTTTGGAGCCTGGGAGCAACTGATATTGTGCGACTGGGGTATGTACGAAATAATGGTCAATGATAAATTAGCGGGTAGCGATGCAGGAAATGTTGAAATAACAATTTTCGTTCATGTTGACGCAGTTACAAAGTATCCATTATCATTCTCAATTGGAAGCAACGCTGTTGCATAAATAAAACAGGAGACAAATTAAATGATTACATACGCAGGTATGAAGAAAAAAACACTGCCACAGGAGGTAGTTATCACTAAAAAATGCAGGGTTAAAGGGCATGGTGAAGAAACAGCGATGCCGTGTGAACCCGGTGATGTTGTGACAGTTTCGGGGCATGATAAAGAAGTATTAGTCGGCTCCGGTCGTGCGATTATTCATTGCGAAGAAAACAGTCCAGCGATCAAAAAATTGGTTTCCAGTGGAAGCAAAACATCAAAATCGAAAAACACTGATAAAACCGGGGAAGGGGGAGAAGATGCGTAAGCATAGAGGCTTGTTAGTATTATTGATGGCGCTTGTTATATTCGGAGAATCATGGGGGCAGGCGGAAGTATCCACGGAAGTTAGTGAAGATCAAAACCTATTTATTGCAGAGTGGACGGTGGTCGCTCAATCCGACAGCCAGAATGCAGTCAAAAATACAGAATGGTTTACACTCTGGAAATGCGATGATTTCAGCTGGTATGACTATCCTTTTACTTTAACAGCGGATCCAGCGGATTATATAAAACCCGGTACTGATACGTTAAATGCAAAAGTCTATTTCCAAGGAACGGATGATAAGTCCAACATATTCAATATTGACACATTAACAACATTAACAACCAGTGACAGCGTGTCAGTTGCCAGTAGCATATATGATAAAAAAAGATACCAGTTTTACCGAACGCAAACAGTGATTGATACCACGGATAAGACGACAATTTCAATTCCGATGAAACTGAAACAAGTAAAAGTGGATAGGTGACCATGCCCGCCTATGATGATATCCATGAATTGTTTTTCAACACCGGGCTTGAAACAACAGCAGTTTTAAGCAATACCGGTGGAGCTAACAAGAGTGTTGAAGTTCATTTTATCAGTGAGCATGAATCATACAACATGAAAGATCATCGTTTTGAAGCGGGCAAACCAAGCATAATGATTAACCAGGATGATATTGATGGGATTGACATCGGTTCGGTCGTGATAACAATTGGCAGCTCTGATTATAAAGTAACCGAGCCAAAAAGAGACAGTACAAAAATAACTCTTTTAATTCTTCGTGAACATATCGTGAGTGAATATTGATATGGAATTCAGAGAATCATTTATAAAAGATGTAATCGCTGCCTTGGCAACCATAAGAACTGAAAACGATTATTACAGTGACGTTCTTGAAAGTGATGTAAAACACATGTGGCAAGATGATATCCCGGAAGAAACAACTTTGCTTGTGAATATTATAGATGGTATTAACCGTGGTGTTTACGATGATGATGGTTATCACGAGGATCTTGATTTGATTATAACATTTGGTCTCCGGCAAAGTACAACAAAAAAGAATCCGAAAATAGCAGCCGCCCGGTTAATCAATGATATAAAAAAATTATTGGAAAATTCGATAACTGCTTTTGTTTCTAAATATGGTACATGTGAATTTATATACGACAGTGATGAATATGAAGTTGAACAGGCGGATACGCTGATTGTTGCAGGTGAGTTGAATTATATTTTTCGTCACAGATGGTTACCATATTATGAACTTGATGAAAGAGTGTTTTAAGTGAAGGTAATGAAATGAAAAAACTTGAATTGTTGATTATACATTGCACGGCTACACCGCCCAAGCATGATACGGGGATTTCGCACATTCTTCAATGGCACATGGGACCTTGTGATATGCCAGACGGTAAAGTAAAATATAGGGGAAATATTTACCCTAACCGTGATTGTCTTCCAAAGGAACGAATTGCCGGAACGGATGTAAAAAAATTAAAGGGGCGTGGTTGGGACCGACCGGGTTACAGCGATTTAATCAGACTCGACGGGGAGCTTGTGAACATCCAACCATTCAATACAGATGGATACGTTGATTATAATGAAATGACCTGGGGCGTCGCCGGCGAAAATAGCCATGCAAGGCATGTTGTGTATGCCGGAGGTGTTGATGAAAAGTTAAATCCTAAAGATACCAGAACTGAAGCACAAATTAAATCTTTACTCGTGTACTTGAAATATATGGTTTTGCGCCATCCGCATATACAAATTGGAGGGCATAACCAGTTTGCAAATAAAGCGTGCCCAAGTTTTGATGTACCGTCTTTTTTGAAAAAGAGCGGTTTCAGTGATAATAATATTTATTTACCAAAGAAGTGAGGTGTAAATTGGATTTAAGAGAAAGAGGCGTTATGAAAATACCGGTCGTGTTGAACTCGGTGAATATTCCCAAAGAGGTGGGAATTTATGGAATTGAAGAAGCCGAGGATGTAGTTCGTGCTTATTATTCGGCTGCGGAAGCTTACGAAAAATCAATGGCGGATGGGTTATTATCAGCATCTGATCTCGTGAACGCAGGGGGTTTTGTGATGAACCTGTTTAGCGCGTTCGACGGGTATAAACAGGCAGAAGCGGAATTCATGGAGTTGGATGATTCTGAGATAGCAACGCTTGTTAATTTATCGGATGAATTTGAGCTGGGCGCAAAAGCTGAAAAGTATCGTCAAATATTGAAGACAATTTTAACGGCTGTTCAAACATACAGTGTATTCAAAAAATAAAAGTAAAAGGCTCCCTCTCATCTTCCGGTGTGAGGGAGCGGATTAAAGGAATGGTATTGAACAATCTCTAATTAACTGCAAACAATTCATTGAAAAACAGGGCGTTTTCGCAGGGATGTTTGCACATTACCTGCCAACTTTTCTAAAAATGCCCGTTCTCGTAAGATTTTTATTTTTAATTACTTACCACACCAAAACCCGGCAACAAAACCACCCTGAACGGCGTATAAGTCTTATTTTGCAAATACATGAGCCGTTTTCAATGCTTACCGCATCTAAAAAAGCCGGGAACACACTGTCAACACTAAATTATACGAGAAAATTGCTAAGGGGACATATCGGGACATTGAAAATTAGCCAAAATCAAAATTTGTCCCCTTAAAAATGTCCCCTAATGCATATAAAACTGCGCCATAATGGCAAACGCAAGGGCATAAATGACAATCGTTCCAAATATGTATTTGTAGGTGAATCGTTTTGAGGGAATCACCAATATGAATAAGTTTACTATCAAAATCAGGAGGTAATTGTGGAGGAAACAAGGGTGAATAGGAAAGAAAAGAGAAGAAATAAAATAAGAGAGATTACCATACTTCTTAATTCAATAGCAATGGCACAACAATATATTGAAGAGGAGCACTCTCTATCCCCAACTATTAGTGAATCACTAATTATAATTTGCGAAAAATTGAAAAAAATAAATGGAGATACTTAGGGTTGCGGTCTTATTGACCGCTATATTCCTTCTGAAATAATCTTTTGAATCCTCTCTAATTGCGATTTTTTCTCCAATAAATTCCTCGTTACAGCTTCTAAATCAAGATCGACCTTGTTTCCCGGAGATGGGGAACCAAAATACAGCCAATGTATATCGCAACCTAGCTTCAATAAATGAGCAATCATTGGTGAACCGGGTAAACTTCTTCCGCTGAGGTATGCCGCTTGGAATGAAGAAGGTGTATGCCCCATCGCTTTTGCAAAGCCTGTCACGTTACCAAATTTAGCAACCCCAAACTCCCTTAATCTCTCACCAATCTGGTCTTTATCCAGTTCAATTTTCATAATTATATATAATTATATATAAAATTGTTTGACATATTAGCTACAATTGTATATATTGAGTTATAGATTTATAACCAATTATTTAATAAAAAAAAGACAATCGATGAAAATCATTAAAATATTTGAGTACGAAATTGATCGTCGTCTTCTTAACACTTCGGAAATAGCAAGGGACTCTGGCTACACGCAAGCCTATGTTTCAATGCTATTAGACCCTGATAACAAACGTAAGAACGAAAATGCACTGCGCCGGATACTTAAATCAATCCTGAAGCTATATTCACACATTGTTAGACTTACCGAAAGGGCAGCCTAGATGTATTGTTATACGCAATTACATATACTGAATATAACAATCCGCAGGGCAAAAAACCATTATAATTTTCGGGAGAAATTGTAATGAGTTTCCAGTCAACCTTTAAAATCAAACAAAACGAGCTTGTCCACGGCAAAGGACGCAATTCCGGCAAGAATAAAACAGTTTATGAACTTGCTGACCATGTATGTAAAACACATTCTTACCTTTGCCGGATAAGCTCGCTGAATGAAGATCTGCCGTTTCCTTCCGAGCTATTAATCCCTGCCATGAAATTCAAACAGAATTTTGACTGCCTGCAACTGATGGCATGGGAGTGCGGATTTGCAATTGTTCCACTTCCTAAAAAAGTAGCGATGTGCAAGGGAGATGATAACCAGATGGCGGCAGATTACCAGAAATCAGCCACGGATGCCGTTCGGGCGTTACTGGATGTAATTGGGGATTTAAGCCCTGAAACGTATCAAAGGTTTGAAAAGAAGTTTACCCACATGGTGCAAGATACCTTGAGGGTAAAAAAGACAATCGACAAGAGAGCCACAAATCAATTGGAGCTAGATTTATGATCGGGATCATCGAACATAATCCTCTTTTTCCTGAGTGCCTCGAACAGAAGAAGGTGAACGCTGAAAAGTATTGCAAAAATAATTGTAAGGGGCCCGAATTCACATTCTGGAGGAAGATAGGCAAGTGGTGGAATCCTGAAAGTTTCCAGAACAGCGGCAATAAAGAGAATGAAATAGTTAATCCACAACCAATTATCCAGACGAACCAAACTCTTAATGTAACTTTTATAGAAATACCGATTTCGGCGTTTACGCATGATTACAATGCTTTTGAGGATTGCCTGAATTGCACTCACGAGACCGATAAATGCGAAAATCTTAAGCATATAACCTACCTATTTAAATACAGCAGAGAGAAACTTATGTCAAAAATTATCAAAAAGTTCTTTTATGTGCCAGACAATAAAGAGGACTGGTTCTGGTATATCTACAATTCAGTAATATTTCAGGTAATCTTTAATGCCATCGCTATCGCAACGATCATTTCCAAAATATTGCAAATACAATCAAAGGCGCAGATGGATTGGACTGAGCCGGAAATGCTGTTTCACCTGTCCCAAACCTCCATCTTCTGTTTTATCGCGATTGTCCATTTTTGGAGATGGGGAATGATATTCAAATTCACTCAGTCACTTGATGATGTGACGACATTAGGTACTAAGAGCAAAAATAACGAGGAGCAAAAGTAGAAAATGACAGCACAGGAATGGAAAAAATTTGAAAAAACATTGAGCTATCCTTATGGTTTGGTCACCATCGAGGCGGATGGACACACCGTTGATTTTGTTACCATTAAAACAGGTACTCTAAAATACGGCATTTTCGTTCAACTGCATGGCGCAAAGTCCCTGTTAGATGTTAATAAAAATCCCGAATTGAAAGCTGAATACTCAAAGTTTTATCCGGTAATCAGCAGGTTTATTCATAAACCGAATGAGCGGAAAAGATTATCGAAAGTCCGAAAGGGTATCCTAAAAGAAGTCGGTGTCGATCCCCAACAGAAATACAGTTACATGACTCACATCTGGAACAGCCCGAAACGGCTAGCAAATCACCTAAAAAAAAATTGCGAAAGCATAAAACTCGTTCCCAAACAACACATGGAGATAGTATGATTAGTTACAAGGTCACGACCCTTAAAGGTCAGAGGGTATTACACTTCGGGGCAACTCAACCACCGATATCAGATCAATTAAAAGATAGCGGATTAAACTCCGAACAAATCAACAGGCATGATGAAGATGACAAGGCAATCACCAGATTGCTGTTAAGAGGCATCATCGACGAGAAAACTGCTGATAGTTCACGCCGTAAAGTTGGTGTATGTATCCAGAGAACCATCACCCCGATGTTAAAATCTGCCGCTAAAAAAACATCATTACAGGAGAATTAAAATGATAGAACAAGAAATAATTGAACAGGTTAAAGGCTTCGCAAAACTCCTCGGGGATATCCCGATAACAAACACTCCGGAGCTTCTTTTTGCTCATAACGAGGCATGTGATGATAGTTACAACGAACTGAAAGATTTGATTTTCACGAGGGAAATGGCAGAAATGGAAGAGATTGCTCACGAGTTCAATCCTGAAATTCCATCATTCACGGCAATACTCACGGGGCCCGAGGTTGAAATGATTAACGAGTACCGGAGGGTAAACACGAAAAAAGCGTTAAAAGAAAAACTCGTGAATCAATGCCTTGAAATTGCCAACGAGTACAAGGAGTGGATGAGGGAAAACAATAAAGTTCCCACTTACTCCAGTTTTGTTTCTGAATTCAAGTACGATGACGAGATCGGGCGCACGCCGGAACAGGTTTACGGGATTGTTAAACGAATAATTGACAGAACTGAAGAACTCGTGAGCTGAGGCGGATATGCAGAATAATGAAGTAATCGAAAAAATCAAAAAGCTTCTCCGAATGAAAAACGGAGGGACTCAGGGCGAAATTGAAAATGCGTTGTACCTCGCAAAAAAGCTCGCTGATAAACACAACATCGATTTGAACTCTGTTGATGAGGGTGATCAACGTGAGCCTATAACTCACAGGCAATCCGGAGACCCAAAATCAAGACTACAATCGGAAGTCAAATACTCGGCAGTGATAGTTCAACAATTTTTTAACGTCAAATCAATTTCGAGCGGATTTCGTAAACAGGCAATCGTATTTATCGGTACGAGAACCGATATCGACATTGCCCAATATGTCTTCGACTTCCTTATCACTCACTTCCGCCACGAGTGGAAGACCAAACGAGGCAGACTCAGGAGCCGTCAATCATTCATGTACGGCATGTACGTGGGTATATGTTACAAGTTAAATCAGGCAAATCACCTGCTCGGCGAAAAGGAAGGGTTAATACTCAGCAACCGCAATTCCGAGATTGAAGACTACAAAAATGAAAGGTTCAATAATCTTAAAAATGAATCAGTCGTGCCGAAAAATGAAGCGAAAACAGCGATGTCCCGTGGTTTTGCCTCGGGATTTAACACCAACATACGGCAAGGTTTGAACTCAGAACAAAATCGAAAACTATTAAACTGAATATGAATAATATTACCCAAATACAGGACAGTCAAAACGAATTCACGATTCAGGAGTTTGCGAGCTACCTCGCCATTTCCTACGAGGGTGTAAAAAAAATGATTCAAAGAGAATCCCTTCCTAACGGGTTTCGTGTAGTAGAACTGTCACCACGCAAGAGAGTAATATTAAGAGAAAAGGTCGAGCAGGAGCAGAAACCGGAATATATAAACCCGTCAAAACTGCCTCCTCAAAAAATTGTTGAAATAACCAGATGCCTTACAAACAGGGATTTTTATAAACCCAATGGCAAACCGAACAAACGCAAGATAGCGAACCAATGTAAAGTTCATTATGACACATTGGTTCGATACCTTACAGGAATGTACAAGTCACCTGACCAGTCCCGGTCAGACAAGGGTAAAAGCCGGAAATTGACAAAAGCAGAATTGAAAGAGGCAAAACAGCATTTTACAGTCCTGCTTTTGGCAAACGTCCAGCGTAATGTAAAACTAACCATTGAAAAGGTTTTCAAAAATACCGGGATTGAAATTCCACAGCGAAAAGCATACAAATGGGCAAGGGAACTCTCCGGAGCACATCTTCAAAAGCATTACATGCACAAGTTTTTAAGCAGAAAAACACCGCACATCATCAGAGACCTGTGGAGTGAATATGAAAACTTCCTGGACTGCGTTGTTGCCGACGAGTGGAAGGTTGATGAGAAAGGTGTCTGGGTACACTGGAAGTCCGAAGGTTATGAGAAAATTGAAGCGATGGCATATATCGTAATGTTCATTGATATGAAAACCCGTTATCCCTTGTCGATGCAAATTACTACCGGTTCAATTACGACAGCAGATACTGTTAAAGCGGCGATGCAGTTAATTCGTGACTGGGGTCGCCCGAAACAATGGATTTTTGAGAATCAAAAGACCTGGAACAATACAGAATTTTTGAGATTTATCCTCGGTCTGTATGATGGTGAATTAACCTCACCGTCACTTCACCCGATTGAATTCCTCGATCTTGATGAGTTAAAAACTATTGAATACTCTAATGATAAAATCATCAGAACTACACCCAATCACCCTGAAGGTAAACCGATTGAACGTACTTTCAGAATAATCAAGGATGAGTTTTGTGCTTACTCACCAAGTTATTCGCCGAACCAGTTTGACAGCCGAAAACCGGAACTCGGTATGGCACACCCCGGTGTTCACAGGACTTTTGAAGAGCTTCGTTACGACCTGCTCGGATTCATGGAGAATGATTTTCTTGACAGAGAAAGGATCATGTTCCATAACCGGATGTTATCTCCTGCGCATGAAACCAATAAGGCTCGTCCAAGAACTATCCGGCAGGCATTTGAATTAGCGTATCAAAAATATGAAGCAGACAAAGTTGATCCGCTTCGCCTCGCATACCTCTACGGCGAAAAGTATAAAGCTAAATACACTGCAGGTGCTATAACATTCACATACAAACCATCGCTCGAAAAACTGAACTATGTTCCGGCAGAACCTGAGAAACTATACGAATACGAAGGTTCAAAACTTATTGTGATAGTTAATCAGTACGACATTTATCACGGGTGGATTTTCAGTCCTGACGGCGAATTATTAACAGAAGCACAGGATCATCGCAAGTTTGGAGCAGTCAGCCGAGATCGTGCAAATGAACTCGGTAAACTAAAACGACAGCAAACAAAACTTAATAAACAGATTATCAAGAATGCCGACAGGATTCAGAAGTTCGAAGATATCAAAATCTTCGAGTATGAAAAGAAACGTCCGAAACCGATGCCGGAAGAGGAACAGGAGCAGGAACTACAATCAGGCGAAATCAGCTTCGGGTACGAACCTGAGACAGATGACTTTGATAATGAAATATTCAATGTATCAATAATCGATTTTACACAAAACCCAAATTAGGAGGCAGTATGGCACAGGAATATTCAGATATCGCGATAAGTGAAACCGGAATTATAGGAGGTGAGGATATGGAAAGAAAATCAAATAAAACTCCCCAACCCATTCAGGTTCTTTCTGCAAAATACAATGCGGTAAACAATTTGATCTCGGAACTGGCACAATTGGAAGCTGAAAGCCAGGAGGAGTTGACTGATATTAAAAAAGAGATTGCTGAGTTAACAAAAAGTCTGAAAAGCCGACAGAAAGATTTACGGCAAACATTGAAAGCAATATCGGAACGCCGAATGATGGTTCTCGGTGAACGTACTGCATACATGAGCCAGATAAGGGCACTCGGCGGTAAGGTTGGAACAACTGATATTAAGAAACTTTTAGGTACTTCAAAAAGGAGTTAAAGGGTCCTGGAACAAACAGAAGTGAAACAACTGGTATCTTTAAGGATAAGTCTGCATCAGCAGATAATCAGGAGAATGACAAGACTTGGATTGTGTACAAGCTCGTATCTCGTCGAGGCATTCAAACGTTGGTACTTGTGGTCACATTTTAAAGTGGAAACATCGAGAGCCCTCTCCGGAGCGAAATTGGAAGAGGCAAAAACAAGACTTAATAAAATCACAAAGAACGTGGCGATTGCAGGAATTAAGAAGAGATACCCGCAGTTGGATTCCGATAGGCAGGTTTTAAGATGTACCGAATCGCAGGTGGCAAAAATCAAGGCGGTTGGAATTTACAAGCTAAAAATCACGGACAAGGACTTAAAGCGGTACATCGAAAAGACAATCGACCGGAAAGTATTCCTTTATGATTTAACAATAGCCGAGGCGCATCACTCGATTGAACGCCTTGAAAAATGGGAAGTAAAAAACTATAAAAAATCGAGAGAGAAAAGTGGAAACAGGTAGTTACGAGGTCGGGTTTATCGGTGTGCTTACTGATGCACAATTGAATTATCCCGGATATAATGAGCACACGGCATTAAAATCCAATCTTAACAGGATGGAAGTAATTCTAAAGTATCGTCAACACCTTACTGCAAAAAAGGAGTTACTTGAAAAGATACAAAAAACACGGGAATTATTAGAGATTTTCACGTTTAGGAAAAATTAACGGAGGTAATAAATGTCAAGATTCAGTTTCAATCCGGCAACAAAACAGATCATCGATGAGCAGACCAGAACAACGGTATGCAGGGTATATGATAAAACCGAGTTGGGGTTTTCAGGAAAATATGGCGATGCCGAGAGATACGGCGATCAGATTGTAAACTCCCTAAACGAGACATCCGGAAGACTGTTCGAAGTCCACAAACTAATGTCGGCAGGATTTTCAATTTTCAGTCTATCGGCTGATGAGAAAACAATCAAAAGATGCACAAAAGGTCAGCATTCGCACGGGTGGGCGGTACATAAGAGTTTTAACACAAAAAAAGAAGCCAGGTCAGAGATGCAGGCTCTTTTGACCCAGAGTAGAAATCTGGAATACAGGTATTAAAAATAAATTGGAGAAAGAAAATGAAACGAAAATTTGTAACTGAAGCCGGGATTGTAATACCTCCTGACAAGCTAAAAAAGAGCGAACGGTTATCCGAAAGGCACACGGCAACCTTGATTAAAAAAGCTGAACGAATCAACAAACTTCTTGCTGAATTCAAAGAGGAGGTTGAGAGGCGTTCGAAAGAAATTTATGATGCGAAAATGTTGGAAAGTGGAGTGGATGGTTCAAAGAATAAAGGAAACCTCACAATCTACAATCTCGACCGTTCGATTAAAATCGAGAGAATTCACTCTGAGAAACTTGCGTATGATGATGCGCTGATCAACGCCGCAAAAGAAAAGTTCAAAGAGTTCCTCGACAACTCAATTGAAGCGAGTAACGAGTTTGCAAAAGCTCTCGTTCTTGATTTTATACAAACCAGTACTGGTCAGTTCGATATACGGAAAGCCACGACTCTTCTTAAATACAGAAGCCGTGTAAATAACAATTTATATTCTGAAGGATGCGATTTGTTACTGGAAGGAACTGAGAGGGCATACCGGAAGATGTACCACCGCATCTGGAAAAAAGATAAGTCTGGAGAATTCCAGAATGTAGAACTTAATTTCTCTGCAGTGTAAAAATGAAAGCTGAAGAGTTTAAGGAAGTAGTTGAACGGGCAATGCCAGGTGTGATAGAGGAAGAGGATTTCAGTTTATCCTATCCTGTTTCCTTTTCAATGCCCGTCTCCGATATCAGGAGGTTATACCTGACTCTCCGTAAAACTGATGGCAAAGAGGAGGGTGTTTTGATATCGGAAGAGGATGACCAGAAACTTGTAAATCTGATAATAAACAGATTGCATGATCATGTCAGCCAATCACTACCGGATGAGATTCATTATCCCGCATTTGAAATTTGGATGCATTCTGAGATAACTGATTGTCTGATTGATTATGCAAACGGAGAGAGGGACTCCCATTCGCCCTATGCCAAGACAAAAGTTGACAAAAAGAGAACTTGAAACACTTAAAGCTTCCGGCTTCGCTCCTTACGAAATAAGCCATTATAAAGCCGGAAGGTTTGACAGGATAGCAAAAGAAAAACTCCGGCAAATGCATCAGCTAGTCCGGGTTAAAAAAAGAAAGAAAGCTAGTGAGCCGAAACCGTTCCTGATAACCAAAAACGGCATAAGACTTAAAAAAAACAAAAACATAATCATCATAAATTTGAGGTAACAATGGCACACAAATCAGAAAAAAACGAACCAATCGAACAAACCACCCCTGAAAAAAAGATGAATTTCAGGTGGGAGTTCCAATTCAAGATTTATGATCCTGAAGCTAAAAAACCAATCGAAGAGAAAATCACGGTTGAAACGGAAAAGGATGATGAGCGTGAAGCATATTTATCTGCTTCAGAAAAGGTTAAAACCAAACACAGGAATTATTCATACACTCAAGTATTTAGCAAAATAGGTATCTAAAATGGTTTGCGGATTCTGTGGAGAAGATTTCTCCGATACATACCAGAAAATCAAGGGTTCGAAAAGGAAGGTTTTCGGGCCGCTTGATCACTACATGATGCCGTACATGATAAAGGGTCAACTATGCCCAAATTGCAATAAAGTCATGGAATACATGTTGGTCTGTACCGGAAATCTATTTCACAAAACCGAGGTAATTAAAGACGAAAAACTTCTTTATACATTTAATGATTACTGGTCTTTTCTCGAAAAGAAAGGGTTGCTTGAAGAGTTCCGGAAGTATAAGAACATAAATCTGAAGCTCAAACTAAATGGCGGACAACCGGATTTGTTCGATAATAATGAATAAATCCCGTAAACAAATCGAAAAAATCAAAGCCGGAATCACTTCCGGCATCCTCTCCGGAAAGAACCAGTATAAACATTCGATTATACGTTCAATTGAACGCATCTACCTCCGGAACTCGACCGATGGAAGTATTGACCTTCAGGAATTAACCAGAGACCTGAAGCGAAACCTTAAAGTTCCTGATGGTTTCAAAAACGAGATAATAAAAAAGGTTTATACTTCACAACAGGAGATATCCGGTATCTGGAACGAGTACTTCGGGAATGCTACCGGAGGGAGCTTTAGTGTAGCCGATATCGACAAGATGCATGCATTGTACCAGGTCGATTTTACCCCGGTTGAAACGGAGGTCAGGAATAAGGTTCTGAAGGAAGTCCGGAGTGCGATAAAGGGTGAATACGGTTTTAATTCAATAAGTAAAAAACTTCAAAACACGGGACTTGGTGTTTACACAGCTGAGAACCTTACCAGAACCGCCCTGGCACAGTTTGATAATGCCTATCATGTTGAGGTTGCCAAACAAGCAGGAGTGGTCTATTACATTTACGATGGTGACACTTCAGAAAACACCCGACCCTTTTGCCGTTCACATATAGGGAGAGTTTATACACTTGCAGAACTTGCCTCAATGGATAATAAGCAGGGACTTCCTGTAACAACCTCACTCGGTGGTTACCGCTGTCAACATTTTTTAACTGCTCTAATCGGATATGAACGTAAAGAACCGGGAGAGGTTTATAACCCGGCTCATCAAGGATAACAATTAGCATTACTGCTTTAACCTGTCAATATTAGAAATAACAAAATTTTTAATAGCCTTATCGACCCAAAAAAATTCGTTATCAATGATATAAATGAGAGCATCACTATAAACATCATCATCGGTGTTCTCTATGAACTCCTCAAGATAGTCAATATCCAAAAGAGAAATGTGTTCTGCAACTTCTGCATTAAATTCATACGCTTCATTAAATGCGTTTCTTGCAGCTACAAGATTACCTTTCCTGAAATAAGCTAACACCAGCCCATAATAACTTTCAACCCTTTGGTCTTGTAGGTATATTTTACCCAGAGCGATAATCCTATTATAATCTCCGAGTAGAAGTGAATTATGGATTATCTCTAACCTCGCGCATAACTCATCAGAAGGATTATACATTAGAACTGCATTTAAAGAAATCATGGCTTCACGATATTTTTTGATTGCCATTTCAGTCCGACCTAAATAATAAAGAGACAACAGAAATGAGTGGTTGCTCTCAATATCCCACGGGATCATACCATGAAAGTTTTCCGGGAGTAAACTAATACAGATTCTATATGCTTTATCAAGATACTCTTCAGCTTTCCCAAAATTAGATCTCTTGAAATTAATCAGTCCTATTTGAAAATAGGCATCAACAAAATTTGGATCTTCCATAATAATTTCCTCAAGGAACTCCTCCTTTTGTGAATCATATGCGGGTAAGTCACTTGCAATTTTAAACTTGCCTTTTAAAGAACTTCCTTCTTCGGTGTCATCATCTAAATGAAACCATCCTATGCTACCATCAACAACAAATTTCAATTTTGGATATTCGATCATATTCGCCTCGTTTAATTTGATTTTGTTGTGTCACTTAAACTCTAAATTTAGGACTTAAATATAATAAAAAGTTGGCAACTAAATTGCAATCGTAATCAGATAAGACTTGCTATTCGAGACAGGATAGTGCACCCTGTGTATGTAAATTTTATAACACAGGAGACAAAAAATGCACAACGAAACAATCGAACTTGATGATGACTTAAACCCTATTTATCTTTTACAGGGTATTGCAAGCGTACTTCTTGGGCAAATAGTAAAAGGTGAAATTGACGTGGTTTTACTGGCAAAAAAAGAACTTGCGGCCAGAGGTATTGACGAAAACAGAAAGGAGATCGGTTATAAAAAAGCAATTGAACATTTCGGATTAACTGACTGAAATTGATTCCTTCTTGAGGTATTCTTTGAAATAATTATCAACACGTTTCAAGAACTCTTTTTCCACTAACGGAAGGAGTTCTTTCCCTTCGGCTTTTGTTATCCCTAAAATCTTGTGAATCCTCCTCGACTTACCAGCACCCGATACTTCATGCCAATATGCCAACTGCTGAATTTCCCTGCTTTTCCAACCCAAGATGATGTTATCGCTTTCAGTTCTCAGAACCCCCAGATCACGAAGATAACTACCTGACCAGTTCATGGTAACATTATCGTTTTGTTTTCCGGCAAGTTTCCGAAGTCCTGAATAACCTCCCTTTACAAGTACCCACAAGGCATTTGCTTTGGTCTGGAAAAGTTGGAAGTTTTCAGGATCCCTATATTTACCCTTGTTGCCGGAAGCTTTCTTTATACGCCCGCCAAGTGTTTTATTAGCTGCACCGAGAGGCATGGCAAAAGGGTTTTTACTATAATCCCCTGCACCGCTCGAAGAACCCGGCAGGAACTCACCCCTCTTGGTTCTACGGCGAATAATAAACAAGGTCTTGTTCCCGACCTTGCTTAAAAAAACGTCATCAACAATCCGGTCGATCATGCCCCGAACATCCCGGATGATTTTGCTACGATAGTCTCATCACCCTCTTTAGGAATTCGTAAGCCAACAAGACCGTAAACATCATCTTTGACCACAGGGATTCCGGCGTTGGCGTAATCAGTTATTATTCTCGCCATCGCTTCAGCATCTGTAAACTTGCGTTTATTAAACTCAAATTTTGGAAATGCGTTTCTCGGTTCACTCGCATAATTAAGTTGATAATCTTTCATTAGGTACTGGTTAGAGATTTGCTGTTCAGCAAATACAAGATCGCTTAAAGTGACATCTGCAGCTATATTATACCCGACTTTTGAAGCCGCATAAGAATGCCCGTCACCGGGATCAGTTGCCGTGTACTGCCCTGCAATTGATAAACTGGTCGACCTGTTTACACTTTGCTCAAGTTCCTTGTGAGAGTTAAGGGTTTCAGATTTAAGAGAATCTAAAACATTAACATCAACGCCTTTAGGAAAAGCTCCCACTGAGTTCTCGCCGATGTTGTAAAGCTGTTCCATTATTTCATTCAGTCTTGCCTTGAATTGCTCATCATATTTTGCATATATCATGCTCTTTTCATTATTCTTTGACCATGCAAAGAAGTCCCAGTATTTTATAATAACTCTCAGGAAATTAACTCTTAAAAATCCTCCCGGATAATCATTCTCAATTCCGGATAACGGGTTAAACCTTACATCAAAGTGGGTTTCTGTGTCGATGGGTTCACGTTTGGATTTCTGGGTTTTAGTATCGGTTTCAACAAAAATCAGTTTCTCATCACTTTCCAGATCGAAATCTAATTCGGTCAGATGATAACTCTTTTTATTCGCTATATGATGCTTGTAAATCCCATCATGTTCCCACATGAGCTTTACCGCAGACATTCCCATCAACCTGCCGTTCATGCTCGTTTCAATCAAGCTGTGAAGTTTTGATTTTGCAAATCTTTCTTTCATTTCCATTATTTGTTTTTTCTCTGATTCGGTTGGGATATACTCATCCGGAAATTTGATTGTATAAGAGAAACTCTGGACGGCCTGTTTACGAAAATATATAAGTGAAAACAAGTGCGGATCAATCTGTGGCAACCTTGTAAGAAACGAGAGAAAATACCTTAAGTCCCGTACTTTCGGATCGATATAAATTGCTTTCTTGTAATACTCTACAATTTTATCAATTGACTCAACCATGACTCTTTTTTGTAAATCTGAATTTATGAACATCTTAAACTCTCCTTACCTTGCGGTTTGAATAGGTGATTATTAACGGTGTATCATCAAGTATAAACCCGATGCCTAGTTCTATCAATAATGTATAGGCGCATATCATTGCATCCGGAGCATCATCCTTTTTACCTGCAACTTTTAACCTGAATCCAAAAAACTGTTTTAGAAATTTTTTGCCCTCTTCGGTTTTGGCAAAACCGGGAGGGAACAGGATTCGATTCTCCTTCCAGACCGATTCAAGATTCACGGCCAAGGCATCGACCTTGTACTTTCTGAATAAAACTGTCGGGTATGGTACTTTATGAATCTGTGTAAAGTTGAAAATATTGTTTTTCCAGTTAGATTCCTGATTGACGTTTCCGTCCATTCCGAGAGTTATTACAAGTACCCCCATTCTTGATTGCCTGTCCTGCAATTCAATAATATCGGTGAGTAATTCATTACTATGGAAGTAACTCCTGCAGCGTGCATCTGTCACGTAGTATTTTTGCATTGAAGAACTAAAACCAAGACAGGGCATGGCTGTTGTATCACCTTTTCCTTTTTCGGATGTATTTGGGTCTGTCCAAATAACCGATTGAACATCATCCGGTAAAACTTCCCATTCTGAATAATAAGTATCCGGGAATATGTCACCCGATTTACGGCGTGGTCGTTGCTGGAAGTTCCCAGACCAATCAAGATCATCCTTTGGTTTGAGCATTTGTTTAAGTTCATCTTCTGTATTTGCCGGAAAGCGTGAGTACCAGAGAGCTTTTTGACGGGCATGTCGTGACTCATCCCAAGCCGCATAAAGATGCACAACAAAGTTCTCGGAAATTAATCCGTTATCCTGTTCCTCCAGTAACTGATTTGATAGATAATCGACGTGAGTATTGTTAGCCTCCCAGACAAGTGTTCCGTCTTTTGTAAGAGAACCCCTCATTTCATTTATCCTGTCAACTCTTTTTTCAAGAGCCTCTGCAGTTAATGAAGAGGTCAGATTTTCAAAATCCGTTAACAGGATAAAATCCAACCTGTTCATTAACCGTTGTTTACCTCTGGAGCTTTTCTCCTCGGAAAGGGTTGTAACGAAAGTACCTCCAGGATTAATATCGCTTGTTGCAAAAAGTTTTTCGGTGGACTTTTCATGCCAGTGCAAGTTAAAATCATTAAGGATACGGTCGTTGTAATCAATCATGTAGATGATATCCAACAGGTAGCTTTTTGGCGTTTCCAGAGTTTCAGAACCGATCGCCATGAATTTGCGTGTGCCATATAAAAAAGTATGGACTGCTTTCTTTTTGAGCATGGCAGTTTTCGCATGGTTACGGGGGCCGAGAATCAGGTGAGCTTTCTGATCATGCAAATCTGAAAGGGCAACAATCTCTTTGTGGAATTTGCCGGGAGGAGCGTAATCATCCGCATCGTACATAGTCTTAGGAAAATAGACTCGGTCGAAATACCAGAAGTCCCTAGCCCTCTCAATACGATTGGCAACAGCTTCTTTTGTTGACTCGTTCTTGGAGAATGGTTTGACTTTCAGAAGGGCATTCTTTAGCTCTTCTTTCTTTTTGATCGAATCCATTAGATCGGCATGAGACTGAAGCTCGCTTAATGTCTGCAAGGGAAACCGCATCAAAAAATCTGAATCAGCCATCTTTGCTCCTCTGCCACATTTCCAACTCCTCTTTATAGATTTGGACTATTTCCTGATTGGTAACTTTAGGTTTGAACCTCCGGATAATCCTTGCTATCACCTCCGCATCCGGACGGCGGATGTTATTCTTCAATTGTCTAGCGGCTATCTTGGTCTGGATCACCTCAATATCCTTGACAATCTTTACCTTTTCTCCCGGGCTCATGTTCATGACCGCAACATCCTGAAGGGTATCCATCAACAGGAATAATTGGAAGTCATCCAAATCCTTAAAATCACCGAGAGACCACTTTGAATCCACGGAATCAATATTTCCGGATTCATCAACCGATGATCTCGATTTTCCTTTATCTCTGCGAGGTGAGCCATCCAGTTTGGTTTGTCCGTTAATTATGCGATAAACCTGCCAGTAAGTTACATTCTCCAGTTCGGCAATTTCAGGGATGGTAAGGCTCTGTTTATAAAAAAGGGAATGTATCTTTTTCTTTTTAGATGCTGTTAATCTGTTAGCCAGTTTTGCCATTGTTACTCCTCTTTTTAATAATCATGGCTATATAAGTGCCGACAAGTCCCCCCGCAATATTTCCAATAACGACTGGCAGGTAATCATATTGCAAGTTGATTACCCTGACAGTCCCGTCAATCCCGATGGCGGTTGAGGCGAGCCATGATAGGTTTACAAAAAATCCGGAAAATATAGCTTCCGGGATATTCCCTTCTGAAACAGATTGAACGTTCCAGGTGCGAGTACCAATAAAAATTAGCTGTGTAAAAAATGTGACGATTGTTAATAAAAAAATCATTAGATATCCTTTAATAAGAAAATCAATTTTAAGCCGTTTTGTACCCACGGTCGATATAATACTCGTTTATTTTTGGGAAACGTTGGGAAACGCCCGTGTGTGCGTATTTTGAATATTTCAGGGTCATATTATATCCTCAAATTCCAGATAGGCGGCGACCAGTGACAAATCGGGGTCTGCTTCAAGTATCTCGATTGGCTTTTTTGACGCTCTTAAAAAGATGAGCCCGGGTTCCGGTTCCTCTTCGGTTCCGAGGTTAATTTCCAATTCGCCGACAAGGTTTTTTACAACCGTTCGGGCATAAGAAACAGATTCTTTCAGGGACTCTGTTTCCGAGGCATATCCGGGAGAGCTTCCACATAGCACAATTAAAGTAACCGGGACTTTATGAATATGACCACCGGAAAGGGGCTGACCTTCCGAATCATAAACATAGGCAACCGCAAGATATGGAGGTGTAAATCCATTGTCCGGGTCTGGTTTTCTTGCTATCTCAGCTATGGTTTTTATTGATTTGTCTCCGTAATCAAACTCGGACTTGATTAAATTCAACTTGGCGACAGCCGCCTTTGTTACATCAGAAGGTTCCATAAATCTCCTATGGTGTTGAAATTCTTTTCGTGCCGGAAACTGAAAACAAACTCTGTGAAGTACTAGAATCAACTTTAACAGTTATACGTCCGGATTGAATTTTATCAAGCAGCTTATATGCATCCTCTTTCAGAATTGTGCGGCGTTTAATCTCCTCTTCAGAAAGGTTCTTTTGCCACTTGATTATTTTGAATAAAACGATGTCTGCCCAAATTCCTCGTAAAATTCCCGGTGCATCGGCAGGATTTGAAGGAGGTAAGTAGTTTGAACATTGGTAAATATGATCACTTACTTCTGCATCCACTTCTGCAATTTGTTCCGGTGTTACTGAGTTTAGAAAATCGGCTGAGTCAATAACTCTTGCCGATAAAATCGCAATACTTCCAAATCCCAATCTGTCCTCCATTATTGTTCAAATCAAATATCGCAATAAATATTTCAGCTTTTATCTAACCGGTACGGGTTAGTAAGAATTAAGATTTGTGGAATGTAGATTTGAATTGTGACAATAAAAAAGAAGGAGATTTAAAACATGTTTGAAAAGATTCTTGAACTATTTAAGAAAATAGGGCTCAAAATAGAACAGGAGCAGGAGGCTCAGCTCAAAACGGAATTCGAGAAAATTGAGACATCTAAAACGGAGGACAAATCGAAACCTCTTGAAAAGCCGACAGGGGAACTTGCCGAGGCGATGGTTACCATACAAGCCCTAACTAAAGAGGTAACTGATTTGAAAGACCTCGTCGGCGAAATGAAAAAGGATCGCGATGCATCTGTAGCGGCACAAAAGGAAAAAATGGAAGCCGATACAAAAAAGAAAATTGACGATCTAAAAACCAAAGGAATCAAAGAAGGTCGAATCACTGAAGCAACCTGGGAAGCGAAGTGGAAGGCGATTGCGGAAAAAAACCCGGATCAGTTTGATGCGATCCTTTCCGATTTGGCTGTTGATCCGAAACTCAAAACGGATAATAAATCCGGCGATTCCGGTGGTAGCTCTAATCCTCCTGCTTACAAGGGCCCGCTTCTCGGGGCAGATTCCAAAATGGTTGAAGCCATGACCAAGATGGATAGCAACTAACAATTTTAATCAAATTAATCAGGATAAGTTATGAATATTTATCAAGCTTCAAACGCTTCAATGGGAACAGATAAAGGGAAAAGGATACTCTCTTTTATTCTCCAGAACTTCGTGATTTTTCAAATAATGGAATTCGGGATTGAACCGTTTGATTTCACGTCGTACCCTGTAAAAGAAGATGTTGGTGATGCCGACAACTCCGCCAGGGCAATTAACGCCGAACTTAAAAAATTCGTGTATGCTCCAAGCAAGGGTGGCGAAACTCAGAGAGCCTACGGATTCGAGTACGATATTGATGAGGTTTACCTGAATGACCTCGAACTGGGAAACATCACCAACGAAGCTTTGAGAAGGCGAATCGAGAACGAGCAAATCAGACTCGCTAAAAAAGTGGGTGGCGATTTATTGACGGACGTCTTCGGCGGGGATGGTGTGAGTCCAAAAATTCTCGGGTTTAAAAACATGATCAAGGATGTTGCGGACTCATCCGGTCAGTCTTCATTCTTAGGTTTAACCGTGGATCAGATTCATGCAAGCCTAGTACAGGTTGGACTCCAATTATCACTAAGTGATGAAGCTACACTCAGAGCTTATGAGGAAACGCTTACTCGTGAAATATCCGATATGGGAGGTAACCCTGTGTTGATCATGAATAATTACATGTTCGCCCGACATACTGCCATAGCAAAAAAACTGAATCTCTACGGTCAGGTTGAGACCGCATTTGGAAAGACCATCGATACTTTTGGTAACACGAAGATGATCCCTGTACCATTAAAGTATTTACCCCAGACTGAAAGTGATGGGACTCATAACGACTGTAGTTCAATTTTCCTTGCGGAATATAACGAGGTTGATGGTTTGAGAGTTGCAACAAACTCCGGATTCAAGTTTACCGATTTCAAAGAGCTTGAAACAAAACCATCGGGTAAATCTAGGTTGACCTTTACGGGTAACCACAAGATCGAAGATATGAAAAAATTGAAGAGATTGAGCCGTATCAGACTGTAAACTATTCTCTCCTGTGTACCAGTAACAAATCAGCGTATGCCGGGAGGTTGACCCCCTCCCGGCTTTAATTAAAAAAAGTGAGTTCGAAATGAGCGGAAGAATTAAAAATTGGATTGAAACAAAGTTGAATGTTGGATGGTTGGTGATAACCGTTATCGCATTTTTTGTGGTATTGGGTATCAATCTCGGTATGACGCTTAGTACCATTTCGAACGTCGAGGCTAAAAGCATCAAGAACGAGATCAAGATAGAAAAGAATTCGGAGGATATTCAAAACCTTCAAGTTCAATATGGTGACCTGAAGGTACTAAATGAGAAGATTATTTCTCTGACCAAAAGTCTTGATGGTGTTGAGGAGCAACTCGACAAATTTAATACAGAAGTACTTGAATTTTATAAAATCCAAAGGAAGTGACAATGTCAATATTAAACTGGATTGGTGATCTGTTCGATTCCGGCGCAAAGATAATTGATGAGCTTCACACATCCGACGAGGAGAAGTCTGATGCAAAAAGAAAATTATTGGAAGTGAAAAACTCAACAATGCTTCAGCTTCAGGAGATTGAACTTAGAAGAGAAGCAGAATTCAATTCCCGGATTAAAGAACTTGAAGGAACTGCAAAGGATTTGAAGTCAGTTCGTATTTTGGGTCCGATCGTGATATTTCTAAGAGGTGCATTTCGACCACTATTTTCTTACGGGTTGGCTTACATCGATGTAATGGTTTTTTCAGGTCGATGGAAGCTTCAGGACGAGACAATCACTTCTGCATTCTGGCTCATAAACCTAATTATTCTGATTTTTTACTTCGGAGAAAGAGCGTTCCAGAACGCCGCTCCACTTCTTGAAAAATTTCTTAAAAAATAAAACTGGAGGTGACTCATGAAACTTATTCATGTAATTATGATTTTGATTTTTCTTGCCGTAATTCCATTAACCTTGTCGGCGCAGAGTTCCGGAGGTGGTGGTGCAATATCTGAGTATTTTATCAGCATACCCGCATTGGCAGCACTTGTTCTTTTGCTGACTCCGGTATTAAAAAAACTCTCGTTTCTTGTGAATGTAAATTCCCAATATATCAGTTGGGGAATCGCATTCCTGCTTTCGATTGTCGGATGGATATTAAATATTGGGATTTATTTCAACGTAGAGTGGATGTACATTTTCATTTATGGACTGGCTTCCGGATTAATTGCGAACGGTCTATACGATTGGCAATTCATTAAATCAATTCTCGTGTTTCTTGGACTTAAGACCGGAGAAAAGAAATGAAAAGTATTGCCGGATTAAAACAAATTGGATTGTGTAATGCCGGGACTTTAGCAACGGCCCCGGTAAATGCACTTGCGCTCGGTTACAGGGGTAATACACCCCTGAAAATAACTCCGTTCAAGAATCAGACTGACTACCTCGATCGTTCTCTCCGGAACAAAACTAATTTCAATGTCTCCGGAGAATCGTTCCAGGGCACGATGGAGATGTTATCAAAAATGTTCGGGTGGATTAACCTCAATGCCGATATCCAGATAATTACCAACAAACAAAATGCCTCTGCTAACTCGGAAGATGTATTCAAGTTTACAGGTAACAACAAACTTGGAATCGGATTCGAGTACCTGATCAATGATGATAAGCGTTCACTTACCCCGACATTCGAGGGAGCACTTGAGTACGATACTGCCAAGACACTTATTGATGCGGCAGATTCGGAAACGGCGGTCGACCTCGGATTTGCGACAAGAGAAGGAATAAATAAAGCTTATTATCACTACCCATTCATGTTGACTTTTCAGGCGCCAAAAACAACCGATCTTTTCACAAAGTCTGATATTCTCTCCAGAGAATTAAAGCTATCAATTGAAGGAGCCAAGGACGGTTACAACAAACTTGTTGCCCATTATTTGAAAGCTGAATTGTCAATCACGGCGTTGGAAGCTTCAATCTCTAAAGTGGTGGAAATGCTCAATAAAGGAATAACCTCTTCAATTCTCTGGAAAGAACAGAATGGCGCTGACCCGTCGATTTATGATGCTTTTGATTTTAACGAAGGCGTTTTGAATCAAACCGAAGAGATAACCATTGATGATGAGCAAAGAATCATCATGGTAAAATTTGCAGGTAAAATCCCGATTTATGAAACCGAGTTTTTGTTCGGTGACGGCAACGGCGGTGTCGTTGATGATAATGCCGGAGCAACTGGCGGAACTCTAAAAATAGGATACTAGCATGCAACTTGAAATCATAAAAAAAGGCAAAGAAAAGCCTGATTCAGTTGCCTTCAGGGTATTCGGCAAAGACAATCAGGTAGACTTTTACTCATCCTCCCGTCTGGGTCAAATAAAAGTGACCAGTACCGGTTTTATAATTGCAGTTCCGGATGAACATATCGGTAAGGAGTTCGAACTGAAGGATGTATCCGGCAAAAAGGTAATTGCATCCGGGAAGCTGGAGAAAGGAACCAAGAAAGATGACACACAAAACTAAAAGGTTTACGTTTCTCAATAGTGAGGGAGAATCAATCGAAGTAACAAATAAGCAGTACTGCTTTGAAGTCGAGGATGTTCTCAAAAACCGATTCGGCGAATATGATGATCTTCTTAATCAAACAGATATCGAGTTAAATATATCGCTCGAAGATGTAGAGGCTGATTTCCCGAAACTGTTGGAACTCGGAGACAACAAGATTATCTGGAGAAAACAGGACTATGATACTCTCCTTGAGGTTTACGGTTTTTTTTTACTGTACAAAAGGAATGCTATCGTGAGGTTGTTGACATCCAACAAAGAAATGCTTGCTTCAGAAGTAGAGAAGGCAAAAGCGATTTTACGTTCAATGCCGGAGCTTATCTCTCAAAGCATGAATACTCTCAACTTGGGAAATACATCATCGCAGGAAAAGACCCTGCAAAATTAAATCTGATTCAGACTGAGTATTGTTCGTGCAGATATAATGAACTGGTAGCACTCTGGCTAACAGAGCAAATTAAGCAGGCAAAACATCTTGAATTTTTAGAAAAGAAAACGAAATCGGGGCGGAAGAATTATTAGTCCCGGTCGAGTTTAGTATCAGACCTTCCGGGATTCCAATACCGACTGGCAAAAAAGTAAGCAACTAATCCGCAAATAATTAAGATTGTAGTAGTCATAATGTACGAAGTCAAATTAAAGTTAACAATTGACGGGAAAGAATCGAATGCCACACTTTCCCTGACTGATGGCAATATAAAAAAAATTGTCAGTAGTGTCAATCGTGCAGATGAGGCTTCCCGTACTTATTCCAGAAATCTTATATCAGGTTTGCAGGATGCCAGAAATTCAATACAGGGTATTCGGGAAAGTTACAATATCCTGCGTGGTATTTTCGGTGGAACCGTGGGTGCTTATAAAGTCCAGGAACAATCCGAAGTATCACTCCAACAAGCCTTAAAATCAACAGGACAATACACAAAGGAGAATTATGAGGAACTAAAACAATATGCCTCCGCCCTTCAACAAGCCACCACATTTGGAGATGAACTGACACTTGGAGTCATGGCACAATTGACGGTAATGGGTTTATCAAAAAATCAGATTAAACAGGCAACGTTGCAGTCCCAGAATCTGGCGGCAGTAATGAAAGTCGACTTGAATACAGCCGCCAGAGCCATGGCTGATTTATTCAATGGCAATATCGGAATGATCGGCAGGTATGTAAAAGGACTCGATGAAGCGGTTGTTAAGTCAGGTGATCTTGATGCAATCATGGAGATGCTAAATTCAAAGATCGGCGGACAAGCTGAAGCTATGGCAAAAACAACTACCGGAGCTTTAGAGCAATTCAATAATACACTTGGTGATTCTCAGGAAAAAGTTGGCGAGGTAGTCGCTACCGGGATATTACCATTTGTCCGGCACCTGAATGAGCTTATAACCTCGGTAAATAATGCATCTCCTGCGCTTACCGGGACAATCGGCACACTTGGGGTTATGACAACAGCAATGATAGTGTTGAAAACTACCGGGATACTTCCACTAATATTTAATCATAACGTGTTAATAGGCTCATTATCTGCGGCAAGAATCAACATGATCGCAGGTCAAAGAGCCGGTTTGGTTTATGCAGGAGGTATGAGAGCTGCAGCAACAGCAACAAAAGGATTCTTTGCCTCACTAGGCCCAATCGGTTGGGCAATTCTCGGTTTAACAGCACTCGCCGAAATCATCAATTTAATAGCGGATTCCACGGAGGATTATCAGGAAAAACAAGAGAAGCTGAATACCGAACTTGGTAGCATGAAACTCAATGATCTGCGTGATGAATTAAGCCAGGTCAAAGAATACCAAAAAGAACTCGATGATATTGTTTCAAAGAGGAAGCAGGATGTTGAGTACATAGAACGAAACGGCAACTCAATCGAACAACTCCGGCGATTCCAGAATACGTATAACCTTGCAGTTCAAAACGCCAATAATCTGCGTGAGTACAGCGTTACGCTTGTTGAAAAGCTGAAAGAAAAAGAAGACCAAATCCGTCAGAGCGTGGAGCAGCAGGTCGAAGCTCTCAAAAAACGTATTGAAGTCGAAATCCAGAAAACCGACAAGGATAAACAACTTGTTAAGCTCAGACAAACTTATGATCAGGAAAAATCTCTCCTTGATGAAGCATTAGCCCTGAAGTTGCTCTCTGAAGAGGAATATCAAAACAAACTGACCGACCTCACGACAATCTATAATGCAAAACGTGCCGAGGCTATTAAGAATGCAAGTTCCGGATTATTGTCAGGGATTGACAAACAGATCACCGAATTAAACAACAAGAAAATACTTGCCGGGAATCTTGATGAGTTAATTGAACTTGAGAAACAAATAACAAAACTGAAAAAAGAAAAGAGTACCATCGAGGGATTGTTAGAATATCAGGCAAAAGGAAGTATCGGAATTGATATTGCAATTGATGAGGATTTAAATGATATCGAGTTACCCGACCTTAAACTGTCAGATAAAGAGACCACCAGAGATTTGAAAAGTCAGGCGGATATCAGGAATAATCAATTTGAGGAAGAATACAGGTTACTTGACCTCTGGAAAAAAAGAGAACTTGAATTGTATGCTGATGATGCTGAAGCGAAAACTCTGATTGATAAAATATATTCAAAGGAGCGGGAAAAAATATCAGAAGCTGAAACAGAGTTTAAGGTCGGAAAGGTGAAAGAAACTTTGTCTGTTATGGGAAGCATGCTGAACGAAAGTACCACCGTTGCAAAAGGGATGGCGGTGGCTATGGCGATGATAAATACCTACGAAGGTGCAGCAGCGGCGATTGCTCCTCCCCCGGTTGGAGCGGGTCCGATTTTGGGTCCACTTTTGATGGCAGGAATAATTGCCAAAGGATTAGCTCAAGTATCGGAAATAGCAAGTCAGGATGTTCCACAATATACTGCCTACGAACATGGCGGTGCGCTTGTTGGGGAGAAAGGTGTTGAAATTATAGCTCCTGCAAGGGACTTTGCTTCCGGGATGGTTGATTTAATACTTGCCGTAGAAAATGCTTTGGGCTCCAGAGGAGTAAGTACACAGTTTTACTCTGATAACTTGTTATTGAAGGCTGTCCAAAAAACCAACGATCTACTGACTGAGTATCTTGGCAGACCCGCACTCGCTGTCCTAGATGATCGCAAATCAAAAGAACTGATTAAGAAAGGAATATCATCACTAAGCAGGGGTATGTCATAATGTACCAGGGCGAATTCAGAATACGGTTTCAGGATTATTCCACCGAGATATGGGAGGATTGGAGCCAATGGTTAATTGAAGCTCCTGACTATTCCGAGAGAATAGAATCAGAATCGCCTGGACTGCCGGGTGTGATTGCGTTTGATACAGCCAACCTTATACTCAGATATGAACCGGGCATCCGTCCTTATGAAGTATTCTCCGGAGACCTTACTTCAGAAACACGCTTCATATTCGAAATATCCGCTCCGGATAACATCGGTGTCAAACATGAAAAATTAGAGGGTATCGTCGATATCGGTTCAATTAAAACTCCTTTCTATCAGAAAGAAATATCCTTTGATGTAATTGACCGATTGTCAGCCATCAATAAACTCGTCAAACAGAATATCAGAACTCAGGGAACAGTATTTACGAATGTTTACACCGGAACAGCTGACCGGATAAACTATACTAAATTCTGGAATACTTATGACATTCAGTTCAGATATACCCGCAGTAATATGCTCGTTACAACTACAACTGACGAAAACACTCCGGATCTCGGAGAGATATTAAAACTTGATTTTCTTAGAGACCCATCTTCAGGAGATCTGCCGGATCATCTTGGTTTGATAACGTTCAAACACTTTGATTCAGCGTTCAGCAATGGCAGGGTATTTTACGGAATACACTCTGAGAATACAGGATTTTACGCTTCAACAACGGATGCAGATGCAACGGGAACTGCAGATGAGAAAGTCAGAACCGATACCGAATGGTACAGCTCTCTTTTTTATAATCAGGATATCTACCTGAAGAGATATCGCGACAATGATTATCCAATAACGAAATATATCCATCCGGGTCCACAAACCGAATATGTCTCCGGTTGGGAGATTTACGCTTTTGATGGTATAAAACTGATTGAGGCAATTGTAAAACAGCAATGGAGCGGGATAACAGTTGTCAACAGAACCGGAGATACAGATTTCGAAGTTCCGCTTTCATTTTTCACTGAGTTGATTGGTGAGAATCCTTTCGGGGAACATCCTTTTGATGCGCTCGTTTATCTTGCTGATACCATGAAGTGTTATATCATGTTAAATCAGGATGATGAGCTTGTTATCCAGAGTAAATCAAACATCGGCACACTTGCCGGAACGGAGCGGACAATTGGTTCTACCCGGATTTATGACCAAGACCCGAAATACTCATGGGACAAACTTGTTGACGGTGTTGAGATAACAGTAAAGAGCTGGCTAAAGGATGAGAACGGCGACGAGATTAGCGGGTTCGCTTCACTCTATAAAGGTGATATTAAACCTAAAAACGTTCTCAAAAAAACTCTTCTTTGCTCAGACCCGACCGCTTCTGATTCTCAGGCATTAAATGCTGTAGCTTATAATGAAGCTGTGGCATATATGGATTTTTACGGTAAGAGGCATAAATACAATAAACTGAGTCTTGACCTTGATACAAATACGATCCTCTGGAAGTTGACTGATTGGGTTAATATCGAAGAGGAAATGTATTTTATCCTTTCAATAGATACCGACAATACATCAAAAAAAATCGATGTCGAGATAGTAAGTGTTATCGGTTACACTTATGATGCGAGGGGGATTCACATTGGCAGAGCTTCAGGGATGTTTAATTCAGGTGGTTCAAGCTCTACAGTAATCAGCAGTTCCGGTGGAGGTACAACCGGGCATTCGCATGTTAACCTTGCGATTCTTGATAATATCACCGCAGCATTTACGGTTGAATTAAAATCCGATTATGATTCGGCTGTTTCGCTTAAACACAGCCATTCGAACAAATCGCTTCTCGATACTTATACCAATACAAATGCGCTAATCAGTGACGCAATCAATTTGCGCCATAGTCACTCAAACAAGTCTTTATTGGATGTTATAAATCAGGAACTGGCAACCACAAATACACCGAGTTTTAGTCAGATTAACCTCGGCTCTCCGGCAAATGTAAATCAGGCTGTTATTGCTGGACGGACTCTACAATTCACTACCACTGCGCCGTTAACAATCAATAATTCGAGTGTTTTGAATTTACTCAGTAATCGTTCCTGGACTCTCGGACTAACAACCGGAGATGTTTTCGGAACAGCAAAGCAGGTAAATGTAACGGGTACTGGTCAGATTGTTGGTTCAAACCTGATATTATCAACTCCGCAGGATATCGATACCGACTCGATCGTTCAATTTGCCGGATTAAAAATAGGTACTGTAAGTTCTCCTTTCGATGTAAATCTCAAAGATAATTTTACTTTTGGAAGTATTGGGTTTTCCGGGAATAACACTTCTATTTTTTCAGGTTCCGGAATAAAACTCTGGGGCGAAATCGACAAGTATTCTATGGTTCTTGATAATCTGACTGTGAGAAACAGCATGAACATTTGGGAGCTTGTTATCAACCAGATCAGGGGTACAAACGGTTCTTTACTTGTCACGTCCGCTTGCAAAATTGACTCAGCAGAATGGTACTCCGGAAGTTATACAGAACAGCATTATATCATGGAAACCGCAGATGACGCTTTTCATGGGTTTAAGGTTGGCGATTTAATCAGGTGTAAAAGAACCCGGTTCAGCGGTACTCCTTCCGGTGGCGATATCTCAGGTGAATATGGTGTTGAGGTAGTTTATGAAATAAAAATGCAGGTTACCTGGGTCTCAACCTTACAGAGATTTTCTGCCAAGACAATAGGCATCCCTAATATATCAGGTTGGGAATCACAAATCGGGCCGCTTTCAGAAATCCAAAAGCAAACCAATATCGAACTTCTCAAGGGTAAAGAGTTTTTCAGAACCGGACACCCAACGGACACATCAAGACAGGGATTGATTTACCTTACCTCGGATGATCTTGATTCACCTTTTATTGATATACTTGACGGACTTACAAGCCATGACTCACTTGGTCAATTCTCAAAGGTAAAAACCAGACTTGGGAAATTGACAGGATTAACCGATCCCGATTTGGGCAATCTGCAAGGCTATGGTTTATATGCCACAAACGCATACCTCAAGGGGGGAATCGTTGCTAGTTTCGGGAAAATTGCCGGACATGATATTACCACAACCGGAATTAAAAAAGAATCCGGATTCAGCGTCATGGAGATGAATTCTGATGGCATGTATTTTCTTTCCGGTTATGGTCAGGATATGTTCGGAGACGGTATATTCACTCTTATGGGTAAAATACCTGCCGGGCTTCCCGGAGCCGGACAAATGGGAATTATTAACCACTCTGCCTATGATAGTAAAACCTATTTTGTAATGTCTGAATCGGTTCACAAATTATCAGCATGGAATTTTGACGAGACCAAACTCTTCAACAGTGATACAAGAATTGAAAGCTCTTCGAGCCTCAAAGGACTGGCAGTTAAAAACTCTTCCGGCACAGATATCCTAAAAGTTGGTGATTTTACCAGAGCTGCAAAAAGTTACAGTACTGCTTCTTTCAGTATCCCGGCAGGTTGGGTTACTGGTTCAAACTCGCACCCGACAATTTTTACAATAGCCTCCGGAAGTTTCTACCCGACTGCATCGACAGGTTATACTCAGTTTATGGCACAAGTATATAAATCGCTCGATGTGAATACAGTTAAAGGGAAATCGATTAAGATCGACTTTCAGATAGCTGAAACTGAAAATTCTCAAGGTGATGCCCTGATAAATGTAACTGCAGTAATTGAAACGGATGCAGGCTCTTTTGGTCTTGTAAATATTACCCCGGCATCGGTTCAAACTCCGGTGTCCTGGACAAATGTTTCCATCTCTGCAAACTTGCCAGCTTCAATCACCTATGCCCGGTTAAAATTGATACTTGCTTATAACAGCAATCCGGCCATGTCAACGGTTGAGGTGCAAAACTTCACCGGAGTCTATTATAACAGGACAATTACCGAATTGAATAAGGACGGATTCAGGATGTATAACTCACCACTTTCAGAGGTGGAGTTATCGAATTCCGGCGTTACCCTGAATGTACCTGAAGTAAAGACCAATGCCATAAATCTTTCCGGATTCAAGTTTGTTCCCTCGTTCTATCTCGCCGGGGATGGAGTCACAATAAAATCAAGACTGGAGCTTAAATACAATAATTCAACAATTGATGCTTGGGACACATAAATGAGTAATACAATAAAACTTTCTGAAAATAACAAACTCAGACTCCAGAACCTGCATTTAAGAAAACAGGTACTGGCTATGCAATTAAAAGAGGTTCAATCAAGTCATGACAGCTTGTTTCTGGATTTGTTAAAACAAAACAATACTTCTCCGGAAAAAGTGGAAGGATACGACCTCGATAACGGAATAATAACAATCAAACAGGAGGAAAAATAATGGGAACTGTCGTAGTAAATAGCAAATTTCTTGTAAAGATTCCGGCAGGACAAACTGAGAGTGAAACAAAAGAACTCGGTGGTAAGGTTCTTATAGGAATTTCAATTCCCGTGGGTTTTGAAACTGCTGATCTAACTATTAAAAATGCAGTACAAGGCGAGGTTAATTATCAAACTGTAAAAAACACAGATGGCAGTTCCTTCACCATGAACGCAACAGCAGATGTCTTTATTAACATTCCGGTGGGTGAGTTGGTCAGTCTTGAAAACATCAAGTTTGTATCATCAGTTGCCCAGACATCCGAAAGAGAATTGATCCTGATCGCAAGACCAATATTATAGGTGAGTCATGAATTTACTTTTTTTAGGAAATAAAAGAAGAAGCCTGTTCCCAATAGTTTCACCTGATTTGGTCAGCGCATACAGCCTAAGACGGGTTTATGGGTATAATAGTAATTTGATTAGAGTCCGTCGAAGTTCTGATAACTCCGAACAGAATATTGGTTTTGCCGGGAACGATCTCGATACCTCTGGTTTGCTGAGTTTTATTCTTGCTGAAGGCAATAAATATATATCAGATTATGCCGATTTAACCGGATGGACAAATACTAATTCGGTGATTACTTCCGAGTCTGGAGTCAACGGTTATGATGATGTAATGTCTGTGGAAGATAACGCAACAGTCTCCCATCATTCCGCCCGACGAAATGGCACTTTCAATACTTTAAAGAACTATGAAATCAGGTTTGAGTATTACATCCCAAACACGAACTCTGCACTTGAAGGGGTTAGATGTTGGAACGGTGTTTTTAACGATGGTGCAAGTGACCACTTTGTGAAAGGTGAATGGGTAGAAGCAGTATTCAATTCATTTAATCCTGTATCGGGTGATCCACTTTGGTTCACCGCAATTGATTCAGAAGGAACATCAGCATATTCGGGTACTGGTGAGAAGTTCTATATCAAGAATGTCCGTGTTACAGAGAAAAACTGTGATGGATTTGTTGCAACTATTTATGATCAGGGTAAACTGGGCAGGAACTTATACGAATCTACTGCCGCTTATCAGCCAATGATTGTGTCAAACGGAACTGTAATAACTCGCAACAATATGCCTGCAATACATTTCCACACCACACAGGCACGATTGCAAAGACAATCCGGAATCTTCAAAATTGAATCGGTGATCATGATGCAATTCGGTGTTAATGGCAGTGGTGCTGATTATGTCCTCGAGTTCGGTGAGCCCAGGTTTTCAATATCAGTTACCGGAGGTGGTTTTTATGATACTTCAGGATATGGCTCACTGGTTAATTATGAAGGGACAAATTTGGTCTGGTTAGAATTTGATCAAACAACATGCAAGTTTTATAAAGGCGGTTCAACCATCTCTCAATACACAAAAATTATTGCAACTAATACGCAATCCGCCCTCTATGTTGGTAACGATTTAACAAGAGGTGACAGCTCCGGTTATATCTCTGAAGTATTGCTTTATTCAAAAAGCAAATTTAAGGACTATCTGAATATCCGTGAAAATATCAATGATTATTGGGTAAATACATGAAGATAATCGAGTTTTCAAATGAAGCTGAAGCTGAACAATTCTCAGCCTCGGTATTACCTCAATCAGAGGGAAATGAAACTAAATATATGTGGGGATGGAAAAAACATCCTCAACTTGACAAATGGGCTGTTTTAATTGATACAGATCAGCATTTGATTGCTGAAGAATATCATGACAGCTTGATTGATTATACACCTGATTGGGATGATTAAATAACTGATTTATTACAAATATGGAGTGGAAAAATTTATATCGGAATTAGTTCCGGTATAAACAAGGCACGAGGGGTATTGATGAATAGAACCATACAAAGCCACTATCATCATACCCCAAGATGCCTCCGGGAATTACCCCTCGCAAAGATACTAATTTCTTATAATCGAAGGGGAAAAAAATGATTCCATACATCGGCGGAAAGAGTTATTTGTCATCATGGGTGATTGGCAACTTTCCAGAGGGGCACGAAAAATTAACATATTGCGAAGTCTTCGGAGGTGGAGGCTGGGTTCTTTTCAAAAAGGAACCATCATTTGTTGAGATATACAATGATCTCAATAAAAATCTGGTAACCTTGTTTACTGTTATAAAGGACAATTTCGAGGAGTTTAATCACAAGGCTACTTGGACATTACACAGTCGGGAAATGTACACGGAAGCTCGAAAACAACTGGCTGATGACCAATTCCTGAATGAAGTTGAAAGGGCAATGAGTTATGCAATAGCTCAAATCCAATCATTCAGTGGTTCCGGAAACTCCTGGGGATATCAAATTACTGCAGACAAGATTATCAGCGGTAAATGGTTGCCGTTTCTGAAAAGACTTGAGCTAATTAACGCACGATTAAAAAAGGTGCAAATTGAAAGCCTTGATTTTGGAGCATGTATTGAGAAATACGATAAACCTTACACATTGTTTTATTGCGATCCACCGTATGTCGAAGCCGAGCATTATTACAAAAAAGAGAATGTAGATTTCAAACCGGAAGACCATCTCAGGCTTGCCGAGATTCTTTCAGGAATAAAGGGGAAATTTGTTCTTAGTTATTACGATCATCCATTGATCCGGGAGCTATACAAATCTTACAATATTATTAGCAAGGAAACCGCAAAACACTCGTGCGGAATTAACCGGACTAATAATATAAAGAAGAAGCCAAGGGGAATGGAATTACTAATTAAAAACTTTTGAAAACTGGCGGGAGAAACTTTTCCCGCCTTTTCCATTACGAGGGACTTATGCAGACACTTAGAAAAAACTCACAACATCCGAATGTGCTGAGATGGCAGTCATTTCTATTTGATTTGGAATATCTGAATCAAACACCTTCCGGTGTTTTTGATGAGTCAACTGTAAAAGCCACGAAACTCTTCCAGGCGGCCAATGGGTTAAAGCCGGATTCGATTGTTGGTGGTGTAACATGGGGACTAATTGAACTACAAAGTTACTTGCTAAAGTACAGCGATTATGAAAGTGCTTCAAAGAGGTTGGGCTGTCGTATTGAATCAATACTTGCAGTCTCCAAAGTTGAGTCTCCCGGAAGTGGGTTTTTCCCGGATGGACGGCCACGTATTCTTTTTGAGGGACATATATTTTATGACAGGTTGGAAGAGGCAGGACTTGACCCTGAGGCATACCGGAAGGAATTTCCAGACTTGATTTATCCAAAGTGGGACAAGACCCATTACAAGGGATATGGCAAGCCTAAAACCATAAATATTGATGATGAATATGAAAGATTGAACATTGCCCGGACTATTCACGAACAGGCGGCATTGAAGTCAGCCAGCTGGGGTAAATATCAGATTATGGGTTTTAACCATGAGTGCTGCGGATATGGCAGATTGATTGACTTTTTATATGATATCCAAATATCAGAATCGAATCACTTGGAAATGTTCGTCGAATTCATTATTTATAAAGGTCTAAAAGAATCACTAATCAATGGCAGATGGGCTGAGTTTGCGAAAGGATACAATGGCTCACAATACAAATTGAATCGCTATGATGTGATAATTGGCGAAGCCTTTGACCTTTTTGATTCTTTGAAATTGATCTGACATTTTGGCAAAATGAAAAGTTGGCAACTAAAACGCAATAATTGTTGGCAACTAATTTGCAAACGTACAGTATGAGCGAAGCGAATAAAATAAGCTGGTATAAAAGAAAGGAAATATGGGGCGGAGCCTTGACGGTTGTTAGTGCAGGATTGGAATTGTTCGCTCCGCCACATACCGTTGGCTATAAAGTTGGTGTTTTAGTTGGCATAGGTTTAAGTGTTTTTGGATTAAGACAAGGATACCAATCGAATAATTTACCATCGGGACTAAGTAAGACACTTGATAAGGTGCCTGATGGACTCACGGGAAAAAAGGGGAGTAAGAGTTGATATGACGGATAAAGCGAAGGAAGTGTTTGATTCATCGTTCTGGACATTTGTCCTTAAGCTAATAACCGCCATATTTATTATAGGCGCTGCTTACAGCCAGATCGATAAAAGAATTACCATTGTTGAAGAATCGCTGAAGCAAAAGTATGACAAAGTTGAGATACTTGAAAAGTTAAATGAAATTGAAAAAAATATATTAGACAAGATGGAAAAATTAAGTTACGGAGGAAGCAATGGGAAAAGGTGACGCGATTAACGGAAAGTATGGAAAAATACTTTATGGTGCAGGTATTGCAATTACCGGGGCGGCGCATGCAGCAGGAGTTGTAACCATAACCGCGGTAGGTCACGGGTTAAGCGTTGGCCAATATCATGATATTTCCGGGGTGGTGGGAATGACTGATATTAACGATAAATTCCGGATTATCAGCGTGCCCACTGATGATACTTTTACCATATCTAAAACAACCAGCCAGACGTACACGAGCGGTGGTACGATAAAAAAAACCGTGCCAATCGTGGATTGGAGCTGGAGCGAAAGTTCACCAACAAAAGATGGGACGGATAACATGTCCGGGGATTGGGCTGAAAAAGTGCAGGATGGTTGGAAAGAAGGGTCCGGATCGTTTGCCATACACGTGAGAGCCGGGGTGCCTTTCCCGACAGCGGATGATGGAGAGCTTCTTTTAAGACTGAACGTTAATGACGACATTTATCGTGAGGGAAATGCTTTCATCACAAATCAGTCAGAAGCGGTAACCGTGCGTGGTGGCGATACCGTGAGAATACCTACAGATTTTGAGAGTACCGGCGAATGGACCAGATCCGACGGCACAGCTTAACTTATTCACATAACTACTATCTTCCATTGAGCCGCCTTAACCGGCGGCTTTAATATTTTCAAACTTAAAACGGTAACATGATGAAGCGAACAGCAGAAATAATATTGAAAGGGAAAAGTTACATTTTTTCTGAAAGATATGAAGAAGATGTGAACCCTGTAAAAGCAATCGAGAAATTCAGGGCTAAAAGATTTAGGTTTATTCAGGAGAATGTTGTTGACCAGGATAACCAGCTGGCGATGTTGCAGCTTGAGATTGATAAAATATACTCTGATAAGGATTTAATCGGTTTGTATTCAGATCCGGAATTTGCTGAACATATTGCTTATGATAGTTTCAAGGTGAAAAATCCTGAATGCGGGTATGAGGAATTCAAAGGGTTATTGATGCCGGGGGATATTGATAAAATTATCATGGTTGTATCGGAATTGGAGAAAGATGAAGTTGTTGAGGATGAAGAAATTATTGAAGAGTTGAAAATAACTAAAGAGCAGTTGGCTGCCATCAAAAGTAATCAGAAAAAGTTGTACAAGTATCTTCAGCAAAATCTTGAAATAAAAAAAAAGAGGAAGTTCCGATAATAAGCAGGGAGGTTGCAGAAGCAATTATTCTTGCCACATACGGAAGATATGATTTAGAAAAGCTTGGGAAGTTGAGCAGGCGGGAATATATACAGTTGCTCTCAAATGCCTTTAACATAACCGGGTGGAAGTTGGGTTCAAAACTGGAATTGTTGAACAGGGAAGATCTGAATAAAAAAGCATTGCAAGAAGTTGATGAATTGAAACGAAGAGGCTGGGATTTGTAAATGGCGACAAGAGAGTTTTTAATAGAGTTTGATTTAAGATTGAAAAAGTTAAACAGTCGCTTAACAAATGTTCAGCAGAGGACTAGCAGTGCAGTAACAAAAATAAAAAACTCTTTGTCATCAATAACCGCAGTTGTTGGTGGCGTAGCGGCGGCATATAAAGCATTAGACTTATCCAGACAAGCCAAGGATATTGCCAAGGACGGGGATGAGATAAGATCAAAGTTCAATGCTGTATTCAAAGATATGACAGATGAAGCCCGGCGTTGGGCAAATGATTTTGCTTCAAGTGTCGGACGTGCCCGGCAGGATGTTGAAAAATGGATGAGTACTTTGCAGGATACATTTGTTCCGCTCGGGTTTGCCCGTGAGGAATCGGCCCGGTTAAGTAAAGAATTGACACAACTTGCGGTGGACGTAGCTTCATTCAACAATGAAAGCGATGCGGAAACCATTGATGCCTTTACATCTGCAATCGTTGGAAACCACGAGGCTGTAAGAAAATATGGAATTGTTATTACCGAGACAACCTTAAAGCAAAAAGCGCTGGATGAAGGTTATAATAAAAGTTTCAATCAATTAACCAACTTGGAAAAAGCACAGCTTCGATATAAAATTATCATGGAAAGTACTACTGATGCGCATGGGGATGCCATCAGGACAGCCGATAGTTTAGCCAACCGGGAAAAAAGAAGAGATGCACTCTTGAAAGATTTGTCTGAAACTATTGGGCAAAAGCTTATTCCTGTATTTGGGCTTGCTACTGATGCAACGATAAAATTTTTCCAGATACTAACCGAGACTGATTTAGATACAACAATCAGAAAATTGCGGGAATTAGGACTTGCTTCAAAAGATATTGCTGATTTGGAAGCAATGAATAATATTGTAAAGAATCAAAAAGAAATAAATGATTTAAGTAAAAAAATAAAAGGAGAGGGTGGTTTATTCGGATTTTCCGGTGCGAACGATTTAGAAAGTAGATTGCAGCGTTTGAAAAATAGTTTTTCCGCATTAGCTAATTTTAATGGATTTGAAGCAGAGTCAAAATTTAACGAAAAGTTGAGAGCTAATATCGAATTGCTCAGGGATGAAAATGTTCCTCTGGAAAGGAAAAAATCATTACTTGAGGCGACTGCTGAATCCTACAAAGAACATCTTAAAATACTTGGCAGGTTAGAAGGAACGTCAACGACAACAGATAAGCAGCTCAAGTCGCAAGAATTTCTTGTTTCGAGGTATGAGGTTGAGTATGAATCTTACATGGATATCATTATGGCAATTGAAAAGAAAAATGCCTTGATACAGGAGAATATAAAATTTCAGGAGATATTAAATAGTAAAGTTGGTGCGGAAGCCGGTACACTTCCCGCAAGCGGTGCAAGTAACGCACCCCCTAAACCGGGGGCGCCTCCTTCTGGTTTTGACCTTATTGCCAAAGATTCCATGGAAAAGGAAAAAGAGTTGTTGCCCGAGTGGTACGATAGCGTGGTGACATTTCGCATGGCTGCAATCGATGAAGAAACGATGAAACGAATTGAAGCAAACAGGTTAGTTTTTCAAGCTGAATTTGATGCATCCAAACAATTACATGATGAAAGGATGTCTGCGGCGATGCAGTTGAACGATGCAATGTTTAATGCGCTAAATCCTGAAGGCAAGAGCACTTTGTTGAGCTATTTGCAGCAGGCCATCAACATGGGGTTAAGGTTCTCGCAGATCATGAATTCGATAAATGATAGTAGCGATGGCAGTACTAATATGATGAAAGGTTTAGCAGGATTGATTCCTTTTGTTGGTTCAATCGTGGGTCTCGGCAGTTCACTGTTCGGTCTAAAAGACGGCGGGGGAGTATCAAACCGGAACGGGCGGTTATCGTATGTGAACTATAACAGTATGCCAAAATTTTCAAAGGGTGTGCGGGGTATAGTTCCATCAAAATATCCTCATGACGGTTTGCCAATAAGAGTAGGCGCGGGGGAAGATTTGAAAGTAACTCCAGCCGGTAAGGTAGGGGAAGAGGCAAAACTATTATCGATACTGATTAGCCGTGTAGAGGCCTTAACCGCCACGACTGCTGAAAAGGATTATAGTGTAACTGTAATACCGGGTGAGGATGATACTAGAGCAAAGGTTATCAGGAATGAAAAAACCAAAAGCAGATTAGATAAACAGAATTTTAAGGTAAATGACTATTAAAATTGAAATAGAATATGGAATTACCTGGTATGATATTTCAGATTATATCGGCAGCATTACCCCGGTCCCGATAGTTAGCCGGAACCGGGATTATGAGCCCACAGGTAAAGGATTTACCATGAAGGTCTGGAGCTCGTGTCCGGATATATCTAAAGTGGTAGGTATGAGCAGGTGCCGTTTGAAGCTTGATGATGTTGTAAAATTTATTGGGCAGCCGAAGGTAACTAAGAAAGAATTCGGGACCAACTATCATAAGATAGAAATTGAAGATGGTGTGATGAAGCTTGAAGAGAAGTTTATAGATTATGATCAGTTGCATTCCGATTTGGCGGGTGCCGGTAATGATTTGCTTTACCGAGCAAGCGATAATGAATCATTACCAAATTTACGACTTGACTGGCTGTTACAAGTAATGTTTAGCCAATGCGGTTTCAGCTTGGATACAACGAATCTGACAGGATTATCGATAGCTACAAACAAGTATGTCAATGACCTGGTAACAACAACTCAGGAAGATTTTAACTGGGAAGATATCAGGCTTGATGAAAATATGTTGTATGCTATCAATCAAAGTTACGCTATAAACCACACAAAAATAGAGAGTAATGATATTGGCAGCTACGACAGCCAAGGACAGAAAATTACTTTCTTTTCTTTCTTCAAGAGAATATGCAGTTACTTTAGTTTATTCTTGAAATATGAAGGATCGTCATATTATCTGTATAGAAAAAACAGTGAAACATATATCGGGTACGGGGTTGGCAACGATAACAAGTGGGATTATTCTGAAAGTACCGAAGAAAAACGTGAACCGAACTACAGGGTTAGTGTAAGTGCCAGTTTGACCAGGAGTGAGTTTAATAATACAACGGCGAATAGTATCGATAAGGTTTATAGTTATGGTGCAAAAAGCGGATATTTGATACCATGGTATACTAATCTGATATTTTTATTACATGCAAAGTGGGCGGGTGCGGATGATGGAGATGTTTATAACCCAGTTGTAAGTTTCATTGGGCACAACTTTTTGATTCCACTTGACGGCAACATTTATAAAAAGTATGCGGATGCGAATACCGAGAATTGGATAATCAGGAATATCACTACCAGCATCCAAGCCGGTCAATTGAATATACTTGAGAATCTGGTTGATATAGAGGAAAGGGAATCGAGGATGACTGAAGCGGAGGTGATTGC